GACATATGGGATAGTAGTTAGTAAGTTAGAGTTTAATCTTCTGATTCTTCCTCTTCTTCTTCCTTAGCCTTTTTGTTTTTCGGAGAACAAATAACGCCATGTCCTTTCTTAGACTTAACTGTAAGAGTTCCCGGAACGAATGAAACTGAAGTTGATACCGGTTTGCCATCCGTAACCAATACAGAAGTAACCACTACACCCTGATAGCCTTCCTTGTTCTTAACGGCATAACCAAAGTTCATTACCTTGGATTTGTCGTTAATGGAAATAACGTCGATTTGCTTGCTGTTAGGGCGTTGTTCAGCCGGCCGATTCTTGAGTGCCTCTTGACGAGCTTTACGTTTAGCTTCTTTTTCGGGGTCTTTTTCCTTATCTCCTTTCTTCTTGGAGTCTGATTTCTTTGTTGCCATAATTTTTAATGTTTTATAAGTTAATGGTTATTATAAGTAAACTTCTACGTTTATTAATAGTTGATAGTAAAGGTAGGGAAATTTCCCTACCTTCTTTTAAATCTTGAATACAGTTACCAGATTACTTTTTCCCTTTCTTGCCTTTACCTTTGGTTTCTTTCTTTGCCGGCAATTTGAGACCGAGTTCTTTGGCAATTGCTTTACGGAGTTTTTCGACGTCGTCTTCATCGTAATCGTCTGGGTCAGTTTCAAGGTCTTTGTCGTCGCAGACATCCTCAAGTTCTTCGAAGTCCATTTCGGCAAGTTCTTCACCGGTCAGTTCTTCCTCTTCTTCTTCCTCTTCGGAATCATCATCATCATCATCATCATCATCATCATCATCATCATCCGATTCCGATTCCTCTTCTTCTTCCTCTTCGGAATCATCATCATCATCATCATCATCATCGTCATCGGATTCAGAACCGAAAAGGTCTTCGACTTCTTCGGCAGAAAGCATGATAGGAGCAGGGATAATCTTTACTGAGCCGTCTTCGTACTTAATGATGATTGCACCATTGATTTCTGTTCTGGAAACTTCTTTCAGTTCCACTTCTTTTTTCTTCTTAGCCATTTTCGTAATGTTTAAGTTGGTTAATAATTTATTTATATCACTCTGTTATAAGTTTCTTTACCAGTATGGATTTCTGAGTATACCCAGATTTTACTAATCCCTCCTGAGCAATATTGAATTGTTTTATCTCATCTAGAGTTGTCTTTAATTCTAATTGAGATTCAATTGTTATTGCCTGAGAGGCAAGTTCCTTGTCACCTTGATAAGTGACTATCTTAAACTTCTTACCTGCAAATGGGTTTGCTGGTTGATGTGCTGTGATTTTAAAACTTTCGTTATTATTCATTGCTATATTTAATTTTAGTTATCCCAGGAATACCCACCTTCCCAAATACTTCGGTATAGGATTTGTATTTCCCTTTTATCATTGTTTTATAGTTATCGGATAATCGAATTGGGTAGACCCATATTTTATTTTCTATCATCCTATTTGTCATTATATAAGCATAAGACCTTCTAAGTTTAATACTCTCTAATGGAACAAACCCTTGAAATAATAGAGACTTCTTAATAAACCTTTCTTTAGGCAAATACCCTAAAAATTTAAGTGATGCCTCATCGAATATTTCAAGCATATCCCTTTGTGCTTTGATAAATAGTACCTTTTGTATTGGGATGTTCATCTTCTTTCTTAAATATAAAGCCAATGAACTTACCAATGGAGGATACTGCAGGAATAACAGATTGAATTTATGTTTCTCCTCTTGACTCAGCCTGTTGTAAATCCTGTAGGATAGCAAGATTGATTTGTAATCTCTTTTGCCTTGTATACTTGGGAGATATGCCTTGCCGTTGTCCATAGAGTTTGATTGAGTACCTTTCATTGAATTCTTTTTTTCCTTTAGACTTAAAGACTCGGTGCATTTGTACCATAAATCTTCTTCGTCGGTGTTTATCCATGTGATATTCATCGGGCATTATGAACTTCCTTGCTTTTACGAATTTACCCTTAAACCAGAATTTAGTACTACCCTTTTTAAGAAGTTTACCATTCATATCGGATAATTCTCTAATGCCTTGTTTTATAAGTTTCCTCCCAGATATTATATGGATATACTGAAGAACATCTACACCATAAAGATAAACTAAGGTAACCTTTACTTGGTGTCTAGTAAAGTATGGTATACCGGTTAGATGTTTCCTATATAATTTCTTTTCAGTAACAATCTTATTGGTAGTATCTGGTCTCCAAGTCCATATATAATATCTATCTGGTCGTATGGGTCCGTTGTTACTTTCCTTTAGTTTTACCATTTATATTCCTCTTTGCCATTCTATACCAAAGATTGATAGATTTCTCATTTGCTTCGGGGAATTTCTTTTTCATTCTCCGAATAACTCTATCAAGTTCAAAACCTTTTGCAGTTAATTCGAATACATAAGATTTCTTTGTACCCTTGATAAGATTAAATTCATCCCTCTCTCTTGGTGGTTTCTTTTCTCGAGGTTTCTTTATCCCAGGAACTCGTTTGGTTCTTCTTTGCCCATTTTCCCCTTCTTCTCCGAGAAACCCAAGCCTTAATCGAGAATTTCTTAATGGGTCATCTTTCGAATACCCAATATTTTCTAATTGCTTATCCATCCAATCGTCATATTTATCAATTAACGATTTATCGGGCTTTTCTTCTGATACATTGATATAATGTAATAAGTCAAATACCCCAGCAGAACAAGCATCAGGGAAAGGCATCCCTAATATGATAGCCTTTCTCTTTAAATCCTTATAAGTCATGTTTCTCCCAGAAGCACCAAGGAAATTTGATTTCTCCTTGGATGGAGCTTTCATGTCTTTTCTACTCTTTTTTGCCATATCATTAATATTTTAAGTATTCATTTATTTTCTTTGCAAATATAAGAATAAATAATTTAATCTTATCTTATTTCTCTATTTATTTTTATAAAAATCCGAGGTTTTTGCTCGGTTCGCAGCAGTGGATTTAGGTTTTTTATGCTTTCTCTTGATATGTGTGTTATAAGCCATATCCAATTTCTTAATATTGAATTCTATGTTGTTCACTTGATTATAGTTTACTGCTCTTTCCACACAGCAACGGTACTCTGGCCAGAATTTTTGTCCAAGCTTAACAGATTCGGTTTTAATCATGAACTTAGATACCATAAAACCAAAGGTATCAGCATCATCTTTAGTTTTAAATACATACATGTAGAATCTACTAAATTCATCTACTACTTCATCCAAAGGTCTTACTGGTAACAATAGATAACCATCGGTATATAGGTCCTCAGATATTAAAGCTACCCAATACTTTTTCTTTCCTGGTTTTACTTTATACCTAAACCTTTCCTTGAGTTTAGTGTGCATCCAATCCGGTACTCTATTAAGAAGATACTTGATATATATCTTATCTTTTTTATTCGACCGTCTTTTAAATGCAGAAGGCTGTTGTAGCATCCTTGGAAGTATTCTAAAGTTATTCCACCTATCAAATTCAAGAATTAATCTTAGAGTATCTATGTCCCATTCATCCTCAGACTCCTTTAACCTCTTCATGTTTCTCTCTATATTTTTAGAGTTTACCTTTGGGAGTAATTGAGCTGAGTCTCCTGTGAATAAGCTTGCTTCTTTTCTTTTTAATCGTTTCTCTAAACATCCCTCCATATAATCTTGGAAATTCCTCTCACAGGGGCAATCTGGTCGAAAAATAGAAGTGTGTTTCTCAAAAAAATCCGAGAATAGCCTAAAGAATTTCTCTGACCGTTCCCGGATTTCAAGATACTTGTAATGAGATAACTTTAAAATTTCACCAGCTTCCCATGAAGATTTACTTTCTGATAGTTGAAGGAATAATGATTGTTGTTCTTTATCAATTAAACAACTCCAGGCTTTTTGTTGAGCTTCGTTCATAACATTAAATTCTCCTATATCTCATTATACTATCAATTGCTTCATTGGTTATCTGATTAGGGTCATATTCCCCAGAATTAGCATAAAGCTTATCTGGATCATGATTTAAATATACACTATAGATAACGTTGTCAAAAGGTAACCATACTTCCATTCTTCCCATTTCAGGGTATATAAGAACTTTTACTCTTTTACAAAGATGGTCAACCTCTAATACTGTAGCATCTACTCCCTCATAAGGATAACCCCGTAATACTAAGTAATCTCCAGGCTTTACATTGACTAAATCATCTACTGAAAACTTCTTATTCTCTCTAGCAATACGTTTAAATCGCCTTACTTCTTTTCTACTACAAGTAGCCACTAAAGAAAAATCATCAAATTCTTCTGCATTGTCAATCCTTACCTTTTTCTTTCTTGGGTGCATTGTCTCGGTATTACGTAACCAAGTTCTGATACCAGATATATTTCTACGTAACTTATTAAGAAATGGCCTTGAGAATGCTAATTTAGTAGGCATTCTCATAAAACCATAATTGAATAATACTGGTACTTCTTCGAATACCATCTTACCCTTTGTGGTTTTTCTTAATACGTTTACCATAGGAATAATTGCCTTGATTTGGTCATACCCCTTTTCTTTGAGTTCTTTATTGATTTTATCACAGTACTTCCTTTCAAGGTAAAATATACAATATGAGTATGGGGTATGCTTCTTCATGGGTTACTGGTTTTTAAGAATTAACTTAGCTTGCTTATGTACTAACTTATAGTTTACATTCTTCAGTATATCACTAGCCATGAATACATAAAGAATCTCACCTATCTTTGGTACATCGATTACCATAATATTGGCTTTATAGAATAGTGGTTTATAGAATACGGAAGATAAATCCTTTCCAACTACAAAGAAAAATTCTTCTGAGGGCATTGAATTATATCTCATACAGAGTATGGGAACTTTATTTGCTCTTTTTGCATCCTTAGAAGCTTGTTCCCAGAATTTCAGTATATCGCATCCCTTATTACCTAAGAGTAGATGTTCAAACTTAATCTCTTTATAATTCTTGCATTCGATGGATATCTTACATCTATGAGCATGCCTTTCATCAGTACAGGTTAAATCGGAAGTGGAGTCCTTGTTTGAATGCCAAGCTCCACTCCCTGCTCTATTCCTTTCAAATTTGTACCCGGTCCATTTCGTAAAAAACCCGGCAATTTTTCTTTCGAATCGATTTCCTTTATTCTTAGAGTTCATAATATAATGGTGTATTGTATTTTATATACCATTATAGTAATTGGTACCTACTCAGGCCTTGGGTCTTTTCCACTTGCAGAATTTTGGTATTACCAAGAGGAAGTGAATCTAAGTGGGTTATCAAGAATAGAGTTTTCTCTTTGAATATGTGACGTATTAGTGAGGTAACTACTTCTACATTATCTGAACTTAAAGATTCAAATACCTCATCGAGAAATGCTAAGTTAATACCCTTAGAAGCCGTAAGAGCTTCATTCATTGCAAATGCCATTGCAACATTACATAATTGTTTTTCTCCACCGCTAAGTTCATCATAATCAATTATTTGCCCATCCCTTTCAATAAGAGTAACAAATTCTTTTCTAGCAGTGCCCAAATCAATATTAAATTCAATCCTAAATCCCAATACCTCTGAATACTTATCAAGGCATTTATTTAAGAACTCAAGGGATGAATCAAATAGATAAGCCTTAATCCCATTATTACCCAATGGGTCATTAATTAACCAGTTATAATTCTCTAACTCTAACTCTTTATTGTGAAAGTCTTCATCAACCTTCCGTAAATTCTTCCTAATCTCCTTAAGTTTTTGTTTATACTTTGGAGACATGACCTTAAGCTTTTCTTGCTTGAGCTTAGCCAGGTCTTCGTCAATAGAAGCAATATCAGAAGCAATATCATCACAGTCTGATTTTAATTTCTTATACCTATCATTTACACTACTAAGTTCTTCCAACCTTTCTAATGCCTCCTGATACTCCTTATCGTATTTATCAAGGTCAGAGAACGCTTTATATATTGATTTGGCATCACGTAATGCACGTTTGTAGTGACCTTCTTCTAACTGTATTACTAATTCTTTAATTACTTTCTTAAGAGGTACATTTGATAAATTCTTGGCATCTTTTATCTTACCCCTCAAATCAAGGATTAGTTCATTTTGTTTTTTAATCTTTATCTGAAGCGAAGCATCTACTTCATCCTTGATTTGTTTTTGTTTTTCAATTAGTAGCTTAGTTAGCTTTTCTCTATCTTGCTTTAACTCTCTTCTTTCTTCTTTGATTTTTTGCTTGAAGGATTTTTCTCTATCTCTCATATCGAAGTAAGCTTCCTTGTTAGCCTCTAATTCTTTCTTAAGCATTTGAGACTCATGCTCTACCTCGTTTATTTGAGATATCAAGTTATTTTTATCTTGTAATGCAATGCCTTTAGCAAGGTTTAAGAACTCTAAATCAAATACTTCTTCGAATATCTTTTTCTTATCCGAATTAGATTCTTGTATAAGTCTCTTTATACCCTGACCAAACATGATTGAGTTCATAAACAGAGTATATGATAAACCTATCTCTCTGTTTATAAAATCCTGTATCTTCCCCTTCCCTTTTATATCGACTATATCTCCATCTTTCATGAAGATAAGTCTGTCTTTGCCTTTAGCACCATCCTCAAGTACTTCATCATACTTTTGACATCTAACTATCTTATATGTATGAGAATCTTTCTGAAAATATACTTGTACCTTAGTACCCTTGTAATCTTTAGGCCTTACTTGCTTCCAAGTATTTACCTCAGAAACACCCTTTAGGTTTTTCCCATATATTGCCCATACCAAGGCAGAGAGAATAGTTGATTTCCCTTTCCCATTTGGGGCCTTGATAAGTATGGTACAAGTGGGGTTTAATTGTAGATGTAAGGATTCTATTGAACAAAATCCTTCTGCCTCTAAGTTTAAGAACGTTAACATGACTCAGCCTTTTTAAGTGTTTCAATTAATAGATTAGTTTTAACCTCATCTTTAATACCTTTCTCTCTTAGGTATCTCTTTGCTAGAGACTTCTTAGAAAGTTGCTTAGTAATCTTATGTTTGTTATTAACTGGAGTACTAGCTTTTTGAGGGATTACCGTATAATAATTGCCATCATCATTAATATCCTCTTCCCTTTCTACATCGATGAACTTTGGGAAATTTTTCAAAGGTACAAACTTCAGAGACAAATCTTCATAGATTTTCCAATACCCTAATTCACAATCTCTATCGGTTCTCCTTTGATGGTTAGGTGCCCCAATCATATAAACCTTCTTTGATAATCTTTGAGGTTTGTGTATATGACCACATAATACTAAATCGAATTTATTGAGAACATTCACATTTAAGTTTTCTACGGAATCTATCTCTCTACCATCGGTATCCTTTGCACCGGGATAATCAGTGTGTAGTAAAAGAATATTCTTTTTACTTTTATCTAATTCTAACTTCTTTAAGTATTCACTTAGACCCACGTTATTATCAATATAAGGAACCCCATATACCATAATATCTTTATGTGTAGAAGATAGTTGGGTTTTTTCATAATCTAATATCATGATACCATACTTCTCTACTTGATAAAGCCAGCTAAAGGGTTTAGTACCAACCTTACTTATTTTCTTAATATCATGATTTCCAGATATGGCATATATCCAAAATCCTTCGATTAGTTCATTATAACATATCTCTGCTAATTCTTGGTCCATTGTTTCGGCCTTATGAAATAAGTCTCCACAAAATAATGCAGGACAGTTAAACCTTCTACATAATTTCCGTATAATCGACAAAACCCTGAAACTATTCAGGGTCCTGTGATTGTTCTCATTAAACTTAGCCCATAGATTTATATGTAAATCTGAAAAGGCTATTGCTATTACTTCTTTCCCCATATCCTATCTAAATGGTAATTGATTTGTTCCGTTCTCATACCTAAATCGAGCTCAGATATACAAATAGTGGGTATTTCCCAATTTGCAAGCAATTCCCCCATAAGAGATGATATCTGAACTTGGAAGAATCTGTTAAGTATTCTCTTACCATTATCTTCCATTGACCAATGCTTATAAGTATCTAGATTTAATGGTAAGAAGATTGCTACATCACATTGATCTTCCATTAAAGTCTTACATTGACAGAAAAAATGTTCCATTTCACATTCTGGTAAAGTTCTTGATTGCTTATACCAAAAATAAGCAGCCAAATCTGCATAACTCCTATCAGTTACGAAGTATTCTCTATCCTTGAATAACCTATTCCTTTTGTTCAGAAGTTGAAAATCTGCTTTATACATTGCCTCCGAACCGAGGGATAATATTTCATTATGTGATACCCCTTCAGTAGCAGGTAATAAATCTGACATACTACCAGAAATAAAAGGTAGATCTTCTCTCTTAGCTACATACTTAGCTAAAGTAGTTTTCCCTATACCAGAGGGACCCACAAACATAATTCTCTTACTCATGATGTAATGCTTTAAATGGTTTTATAAATTCATTTGTCAAAAATGATGCTAAAGAGTATTCGATACAAAGTTCTTTGAATTTCTCATACTTAAACTTCTTCTTTGACTTAATTGGTAACTTATCCAATGGGTTATGTCTTACAAACCAGAAAAGGTCGATTAACTGTTCATTCCTTTTCCATATTTGAAGATATTCTTTATTCTTACTCTGGGCAATAAACTTCTCAATTCTACCCTCATCAAGGATTTTCCTTGCCTTTACTGGTCCTATACCCGGGAACCCTGGTATATCATCGGAAGTATCTCCAACCATTGCAAGGTACTCTACCGTTTCATGAGAATGATAACCGAATAATTCTTTGCAGTTATCCATTCTTATCATCTCATCTTTTCTGGGATTATATATCCTCAGGTTATTTGATAGCAACTGGTTAAAGTCTTTATCCGATGATATAAGTATCATTTTCTCGGATTGGAATTTTTTAATTGCAAGGTATGCTAAGAAGTCATCCCCTTCATATACTGTAGATTTCTTTTTATCGAAGATATAATTAATTCTTAGCATACCCAGCATTTTCATTATAATTGCCTTTTGCTTTTGCAATGATTCGTAATCTACAGATATATTTTTTCTATGTCCCTTATAATTGGGCAATAACTTCGTCCTTACTGGTGAATGACCATTATCGAATGAAATATAAACCTCATCCGGTTCGAACCTTGTAAGATACATATGTAGAGATTTGAAAAATCCGAATATTGCCCCACTCGGTTTGCCATCGGTAGATTTAAGTTTTTCGAACTTATGAAAAGACTGATGGAGAATATTCTCTCCATCAATCAGTAATATTGTTTTCTTGCTCATCGTCCAAAATCTAATTCATAAAGTGAAACTTCTTGAATCTTTTCCTCTCCAAGATATACATCTAAATAATTCTCTGGTTGGCTATAAGCATCTAGATACCTAACCCTAGATTCCATTCTCAAATTTTTCTTAAGGTACTCTTTAATTACTTTCTCTATACCTTCTACCTCTTTCTTATTCATCGTCTTCCTCCTCCTCTTCTGAATCTGAATAGTTTTCATATTCTACACCATCGACTGGGAATAAATTTGTTTCTATTTTCTCCAGTTGCTTTTTAGTAGTACCTATGGTATTTACTCCGGCTTTCCGTAAAAGTTTTCTACGAAGTTCATCGTCTTCTTCCAAAAGCTTTTGGAATTTCTCTTCCCCTCTTGCAAGAGTTTTACCTTTCAATTTATACCCACCAGTAGTTTTTTCGATTACATCGGTATCTACCAATACATCCTCTAAAGCATAGCATCTATCAAATCCAACCTCATGGAATTTAGGATTGAAATATACAGGGCATTTGCTGATTGTAGGTCGAGGAGGAGCAACTTTATTTTTAATAAGTCTGATAGTGACAAGTTTCCCAGCTTTCCTTTCTTTCCCATTTTGTTTAATGGTAACAGACCTTCCTGAATAGAAAGCAGCTCTGATTGAAGCGTAGAACTTAAGTGCTGCACCTCCTGTAGTTGTTGTGTTATCTTTTCCAAATCCGACATTTAAAGCAGTTCTTAATTGGTTAATATAAATCTGAGATACTCCCAGCTTGTAGAATAACTCACTTCTGATACGGAAGTATTTGTAAAGAGCCTTTGCTCTACCTCCCATTTCTGCTTTACCATCAACCATCTTAGCATCGATATTATCTGTACAGTCTGTAGCTGCAATAGAATCAATTACTAAGAGTATCGGTTCATTGTGAGTTAATTGAGAACGTAAATAAATTGCTAAGTCTGCCACTACGTCTGCAATATATTCAATACGGGTATCATTAACAATGGTTACTCTTGCGGGGTCTACCCCATTTATTTCAGCCCAAGAATTCATCCAGGATTGTTCAGCATCTACCCATATCACATGACCTCCAAGTTGTTGAGTAGCATAAGCAAAGTTATAAGCCACTAAAGATTTACCAGAGGATTCCTCTCCAGCAATCTCAACGATTTTACCATAAGGAATACCCTTACCGAATAAGTAGTTCAGAGCAAAGAAAGTAGATGGTATATATAAATCGGTATCAGTAACTTCTGAAGCTAATTTAATCATACTTCCATATTTCTTTGCCATCTCATTTGCTGTTGGTACTTTTAAACCAACCTTAGATTTCTTTGCCATAATGTAATGTCTTTAAACTAAAGAAGGTGATAACAGAACGAATCTAATTACCACCTTCGAATGAAACCATATTACTAACCCTTAAATATCCGATTTGTATTTTCTTTTCTTTTTCTTGGGTTCATCATCTTCCATGTAATGGTCTTTGTGAACTCCCTTTTTCTTTTTCTTCTTTGACTTATCGTCATCATCGTCATCCCCATGGTCTTCGTTTAGATACTGTGAAAGTAAATCTTCCAACTCATCATAGGATTTGATTTGAGAACGAACTATCCCCTCAAGGTCAATTGTACCTTGATATTTCTTGTCCAACTTAGTTGGTTTGCAAGCACGAGCAGAATAAGTGGTATCTAGTTTACCAGACCCGGAACGAATTACCTTGATATCGTATCCAGTTTTTGGATCTGTCATATCACCTGCCTCATCTTCATCAAGGTAAAGGTCAATGATATCCTGGTATACTGAGCGAGGAACTAAAACTCCCTTATCTTTGCCTTCGTAATCTACCTTACTACCCTTTTCATCTGAGTAAATGATACCACCGATAACATATCTTCTTCTTGGTACCAAATTCTTGGCAAGTTCCTTGTCATCTTCATCCTTGGAGTTTTTCAATTCTTGGTATTTCTCCATGAATGGGCAAGGTTCATCAAAAGTAGCCGGAGATATAACTCCTCCCAAATTGCCACCCAGGTAGAATTGAATAATTTCGATACCCAATTCTTGGTCATCACCCGGAGATTTAATTCTCATTCTCAGAGTTCCCTCTTTTGGATATACTAACCCACTACCATTTCCCTTGGATTCTAGCTGTTTCTTTCTAGCTAGCATCTTTTCTTTTGTAGAAAGTCCCTCTGATGAAACTTTCTTTTTCTTCTTGTCTTTTATCATAATTATTAGTTTTAATTATTCGGTTCTGAGTAAACTACTTCGTTCATACTCAATACGGTAAGAACGTTTTTCTCTAAAAGCTGTTTGAGAGCAGGGGATAGTTTGTCCGTTTCGAATTCAAGTTCTTTACCTGCATACAAACCATAGGTAACTATTCTACCTACAGCAACCAATTCTCGGTAGGTTTTGTATTCTTCAGTAATTTCCCCACTCTTTACTACAACCCCTTTACGGGGAACTCCCTCTTTTACTTGTTCAGGGATAATCAAACCGGATTTAGTTTGATTTACCTCCTTTGGAGATAAAATAAGTACCCGGTTTTCTGTTGGGCATCCGGGTAATTCTTGATTAAATTTCTCAGCTACAAGAGATGAGATAAATGTCATTGAATAATTCATATTCTAATACTGTTTTTAAAAGTTAGTAATTATTTATAGTTCAATGGGTTAACCCTTTCTTAGATTCGCATTAATAGTTCTTAATATATTCTCCCGACTCTCATAAGCTTTACATATAGCTATGAACTTATTTGCTTTTTCTACAGCTTTTAAGTATCTCTCATAAATGGAAGAATACTTCTTGTTAAGATTTGCCTTATGAGAAACATATTCGTTATTCCACCTTTCATTGGCATCCTTATAATATACCCAAGCATTGGAATAGGCTTCATCCTTTTCCCTTGCTAGTAAATCTCTTTCCTTTATATATTTATCTCTCAAAGAAGCAAGTACATAATAACTAGAAGGAGATTCTCGTAGCTGAGAATTAATGATATTCTCATTGATAGATAATTCCTTTTGGATATCAATCTCAATAAGTTTACCTTCAAATTTAACCTTTAGTTTTTTCAGTTCCGTCTTCATAAACTTCTAATAGGTTTTTAAAGTCTTCTTTACTAAATTCCCCCTTACTTATTGCTTTAGTTACTTGAGCAAAAGCCATTTGATAAGAGAGTTTCATACCCGGCAAATTAAGAAGAGATTTATAGATGCTTATCTTATCTACCAAAGCCATTAATCTTAAGTCGCATAAGTTATCAGTACCACCTCTATCGAGTAATGCTAAAAATGCAGCCCAATAAATATGGGTGGCATCTTCATAAGCAAGTTTACCATCCTCATCCGTAGCCATTACTTTAAAAGCCAATCCCTCTAAAGTAGTAAGATTAGTTTGTACTTGAGATAACTGAGTCTTTAATCGGTTAAGTAACATTTTTTCTTGTCCACTCAACCTTAGATTAACCACATCTAAATACTTAAGTAAATTTTCGATAGAATAACCTAAGCAACCTGCAACCATATAAGTAAGGGCAGTTAACTTACTTGCATTATCAATCTCTTTCTGTGTTGCCATAATTCCATAAATTTATATTATTTATGTATACATAGTATCTTCTCTTTTCACTCCTGTAATGGTAGATACTGAATCTGAATGCTTTATATTAGTTTTACAATTAGGACATTGTACTATCCTAAAATAATCCCCAGATTTATTATAAACCCCAAAAGTTTCACTGGTATCATATTCAAATTCGCAATCACATACTGGGCATTTAGCCCTCCATACCGTGGGCCCGTTTAAAATCTTCTTCATTTCCTTAGTTTTATGTTATTATACCGTAATATTTTATATAATACTCCAGTTGATATACCGAATTCTTCTAGTATATCTTTTCTTGGTATACCCTCTATATACCTAGAAATTAATAATTCTACATTTACCTTACGTTCTCGTTCTTTACCAACAAAATAGAATCTTTTATCTTCTATACACTGACCCATATTCATCTTAGCTGTACCCCAATATAAATTACCTACCCGATTATCCTCTGGATTGTTATTTTTATGACATACTTGAGGATAATTGTTTGGGTTAGGGATGTAAATAGAAGCAACTAACCTGTGTCTATAAAAGTTCTTCCGTTTACCACCATCTCCTACTAAAGAGTTAGATAAATAACCATTATCTTTCATAGCAGGTTTTACTAATTTCCAACTACCAGTAAATTTCGAGTATAATTTTCCAGTACGGGATATGTAATAATTACTAAACCCGGGTATATTACCCTTTTCTCGATTTTTCATATTCTCGTTGATATTTATGGATTTCCTTTTTATATAGTTCCATAAATACTTCTGGTGAAGCTGCACTAAAATTACCAATTTTACGAGTCTTAAACTTATGGTATTCCTCCATGTACTCTTCTACCGAAAAGTCTGGTTTTAACATTCTAGTATAATCATATCCGGGCATAAATGGTAATTCTTCTGCCATAGACCGGCCTATTGTAAAATCCATTGATAGAGTTACGTCATCTACTTGAAAACCGAAATACTTCTTAGTACTTGGGTTACGTAGGATATTCCAAATGGTATATACAGTCCATGTATTTATATCTTCTGGTTTAGAATACATATATACTGCATCATGTACCGTACAAGCTTCTTTCATCATTGGTAATTTACCTTGTCGCATTAACCAATAAACAAGAATAGCTCCGAAGTTGGTCATATTTGCTGCAGCACCTTGACATGGGAAATTAAGTCCCAAACGAATAGCATAAGCAACTTCTTGTTTATCATTTGAGTATATTTGTGGTAATCTTCTCTTAGTACCAAATAACTGAGTATAATACCCATGCTTACGAAGGAATTTCTCTTGCTTCTCTTTGAACTTAAGTATCTTTGGGTGTTTCTCAAAGAACTCCGCCATTTCTTTATGGGCTTCTTCTTTAGTAACTATAATACCAGCTTTTGGGTCGGATAATTTTACTGCAAGTAAAGCTTCTCCAATACCATAAATCAAACCGAATGCAATTTGCTTAGCTTGTTTTCTTCTAGTCTTCCATAACTTATGGTCAGGATGATTTTCATCTTCGTATATTTTAGATGCTTCTTCAATTGATACACCATATTTTGCTGCTGCTATGCCCAAGTGAGGATCAGCTCCTTTTGCAAAAGCATCAAGATAGGTTTCATCACCAGATAGATGAGCCATCATTCTTAACTCTGCCTGTGAGTAGTCAAATGCCATATATAAATATCCCGGAGGAGCAACTAATTGTTTCTTGATATTAGGGTCTACAGATGTCTTTGGTATCTGCTGCATATTTGGGTCTGCAGAACTAAACCGATTAGAGTCTGTACCATGTATATTGTATCTACCGTGTAATCTACAATCATCTTGTACCTTTTCCCACCATCCATAAATATAGGTCTTATACATTTTTTCTAACCCTCGTAATTCAAGAAGCTTGTCAAGGAATATTGCCTTTGGTGAATCTGGCTTTTTAATGGTTAACCTTAAGTTAGTAAGAGTTTCTTCATCAGTACTTGGTTTACCAGATTCATTATCCTTAATCACATCAAAATGAAAACCATCATCCGAATACATCAATGCAGGTAAATCAACTGGACTACCCAAATTAATGGGTCTTATTAATTCTTGTTCCTTTTTAGTTGTGAATATACCTGCCTTGATATTTGAAATTTTCTGTTCCCTTGATGCAATCTTACGTTTATCCTTTGGGTCATTATAATCTAACTCTTCAAGTTCTGATTCGATAGATTGAATATACTTATCAATCTTTTCTTGGTTATACTTCTTTTCGAATTTCTTTACTCTTGGCAAAGCATATATTGCGTCTCTAGCAGCATCTATTTTTGGCTTATATTCTTCTAAAAGTTTTTTATTGAACTCAGTATCTAGATATAAACCTTCTTTCTCTACCGAAGTAAGTACTCGTGAATTACACATAAATAAATTACGGAATACCGAATACATACCCAAGTCAACCAACTTCTTTTCAAAGAATATCATTAACCTAAGAGTATAATCTGTATCTTGACACCCATAATGGCAAAGTGGGTCTAATTCTTTTTTATCCCAAGGTATTTTATCAAAAGCATCTTGTTTCTCATAATTACCATGCTCAGGCAAATACCTTCTTACCATTGATTTTAGGTCATGGGGTTTTTCCTCATTAAGAACATATTTTGCAAGCATACCATCTAAACAAGTACCCCTATAGAATATTTGATACTTTTGGTTTATCTGGTCATCAAACTTCCAGTTCCATGCAACCTTTACAATGTCATAATTCTCGATTACCTCTTCCCCAAATTTCTTTAGCATCTTTTTCCAATTCCAACCCGGTGAAGTATAATCTTTTGTTTCGAAATGGTCTAAAGGAATGGAAGCACCAAACCCTGGCATCCAGGATACTGAGAGTATAGTTGGCTTAAAACCCTTATTATATATTGGTTCTGCATTTGTTTCGTAGTCACAGCAAGCATAACCAGTTGATTTACAACAGGCAATGAGTTTCTTTAACTCTCTTTTGTTTTTTATTATTGTATACCGTGTCTCCATATTTTAAAATAGAAAAAGGGACATACCCACCAGTAGTAGATACATCCCTCATTATTAGTATTTCTCTTGTAAGTCTTCCAGATTAGATGCTAATGATGTCCAATCTTTCTTATAAGCATGAAGAGAATCGATTGTGTGATACAGATAACCCGGTTTTACTCCTACCTCTTTAGCTACATATTGCATGAGTCTCCATGCAAGATATACATCATTACCGAAATGTTGTACAAAGTCCGAACTTCTTTGATGATAGCAAATATGTAATACCTTCTCTCCTTTACCATTCTGACGGATAAGGAAATCATAATACATTGAGCAAGGTATACGTTTACTTCCATCAAGGAATCTTAAATCTGTACCATGGAATATAGGGAGTACTGCTTTACGAGTATCATTATCCCTCTTAAGAAGTTCAATAACTGATTGCATTGCTGAATCACAGTTAAAAGAAGTACTACCATAAATGTCTAACGAATTCCAAATACGCTCTGGGTAGGTGTAATCAAACTTACCATTCACCAAAAACTGTTCCCATAAATCTTTTCTCAATTCCCAAGCTTTACCTGGATTTAAATCATACCAACCAATTCTTTCTTTAAACTCGGCATCTGCCCATTCCTTTGAATGAGAGAATATGAATAACCATACTGGGTCTCCAAGTGAAGTTAAACAATATTGTTGGCAAATGAGTTCTTTTGTAATAAAATCCTCATTACCTTCAATCACTTTATTTTGATAGGTCTTTGGTTTTACAGTTTGACCATAACTGTTGAGTTCTCTGCCCATTTCGGACATTAACTCAAAACTGTTAGAATATATCCTCATATAATATAAATATTTAATTGTATGACATTGTAGAACTAACCCAGGTCATATGCCAGTAGCGATATACAAAATCATCAAAATCCTCTACCTCTTTTAATAACAAGGGTATATCTGGTTCTCCCCCGTTCTTTTTAATCTCAAAAACTTGGTAATAGAATCTGTTTACTAATCCTATACGCTTCTGATTTAAAAATTCCTTAGCTTCCATTGTTCTTTTGTTTTAAAAGTTTCTTTTTATAGGCTTTACGTTGAGAGTAAGAGATTACATTCTCCGGGTATTCTATATCCTCATACTCGAGAAGTAATTCTTTTGCTTTCATTGATTTATATGTTTCCTCATATAAATCTGGTCGAAGCACTTTAAAACTTCTAAAGAATACCTTGAATGAAGAGAATTCCTTCTCTGTGCCCTTTTGGAATTTTTTCCATATCTCTTTTATCCTCTTATTCCATGAATTCTCCTCTGCTCCTTTAAGTACCTTCTTCAAAGGTTTATGGGTATGATACATTAAAAGTGTCTCCACATTTCCGTACATTTGAGTCGCAAATAGGTTGATTTGTACTGACTGGTCCGGCCCATATACGTACTCTGACATTCGTTGAATTAATAGGAAATCGAATATTAACCTCTTGGTAATTTCCGAAGCCCGAACTACCATTGTAATAACTGGGATGTCCTCCCCGAATCGTTTTGAAAAAGTCGCAGCTATTAGACATTGTTTACCGTTATCATGATGATTGTTAAACATATAAGTTATATTGTAATTCTGATTGTACTTATTTCTCAGTACTCTCAGTTTACTACGCAACAAGTCAAGCTTATTAAAATCTATGTAGTTATTCAATAAGCTAGTCCACTTAGTTTCTTTGTAATTGAAACATCTCCCATAATCAAATTCGGGGTCTACCCATGCTTTTCGTATTTTTATAAATACATTATACACTACTGCTACCCCACTATTAGCCATAGCTCCTTTCCCAAATAGGATTGGGTCTAATCTTAGGAATCCCTCATTGAGTTTTTCCCATGCCTCTTGTGAAGTAGCAAATTCTAACGAATGGAGGGACTCCTCCGGATTAAGTTGAAGTCCCTCTAATTTATGGTTCCATCCTGACATGCTAGTAATTAGTATTTTGTCTCCATAAATTGAGACGTTGTTTTTTAAAGAATAAACTAAATAATCCGCAAGGAGTAAACCCATTCATGGCTAAAAATCCCATATAGAGATAGAATGACTTTACCAAAGATTCCTGAAAATCTATTTCTTTGGTCATCACTTGAGTTTGTTTCCAGGGTCTACATTTAAGGAAGTTCCTTGCTTTATTAAGTTCATATATTACTTCCCATAAATATAGCTTCTCATTTTCATGAGATATCTCGCTCATTTCATGAAAACCTGGGGTATAAGAAACTATCTTATCATATTCTGCTCTATCTTCTCTTGCCCAATCGGTTGGACTTAGTATAGGGTATTTCCTTACACCTCGATGATCTGGGTACTTGATGAGTAAGTCTTTGACTCCAATTGCCATTACCTCAAATAAACTCTTTGCATCTTGGTATTTTAATATATCTTCTGGCAATATATTAGAATACAAAAGCAAAGTAAAGAAGAATCCCAAGGCATCTGCTTGTTCTTCATTTGCATTTGCTAGATGATTTAATACCTGAGTATATTCCTCTGAGGTTAAACAATCATTATTCCATCCATAATCACGATATATAGATACTACTTCATCGGTAGATTCGAATCCTTCAGTTAACTCTTCAATAACTCTACCAATAAAATCCTTTAGAATAACTTGGCTCTTTGGATTATTTATATCTAATGGGTAATCTGGTAGCTTTTCTATGGATTTATACCCAGAGAATTGCTCTATCCCAAGAACATACATTTCCTGTAGTACCCGTGCCTCAGTTTCTTCTACCTGAGGCACTTGTTCATTTATATTCCTGATGTCCATGATTATTTACTTCCTGATGAACCAAAACCATTCCCTCCTCTACTTCCCCACATCTGGGATTCAGTATAAAATTCCTCTTGTTGAATCTCTTCTGGTTCAGTAATATGGATAGGTACATGAATAAATTGTACCAGCTTCTGGCCAGCTTCAATAACCTGGGCTTCTTGAGAAGTGTTGTATACTCCAATGTGTATCTCTCCAACATAGGGAGAATCCACTATCTCGGCAGTAAAGATTAATCCTTTCTTAGTAGCTATACCAGATTTGTTTGCTGCCATTAACATAGATGCAGGAGGTTCTAGCAAACCTTTGATACCCGATGGGATAAGTATCCTATGCCCAGGTTGTAAAGCTATATGCCTTACGAAATGTTCACTAAAGGGTATATCCAAATCATATCCTCCTGAATCAAATTCATTCTTAGAGTGGATATCCTCTGAAGTCAAGTTGGTTGGTACATAAAAATCTAACCCAGCATCATTTGGGTTTGCTCTGTTGGGAGATACTACCTCCCTTACTTTGATAAATCTAAATCTGTTCATAATATATTACATTTACGTAAAAGTTGTCCAAAGGTTAATTTCTCGGGTCTAGAAACATGTACTTCCAATGAATTACACATCCTGATTACATCGGAAGAACCTTCCATACAAAGGTTAGCAAGTACATCTTCTTGCTTTACAAAATAGTTTGGGTTATTAAGGTATACCTTGAACATAGCCCATATCATCTCTATTGGTTTCATTATTTAATACACTCTTTATAAAGTTCTCTAATACGTTTTCTGGGTACTTCGAATTTCTCAACAGTTTTGGTAATAACTTCTTTTTTGTCTTTCCCTTTCCGAATCAAGCCTCGGATGTATTTCTTGATACCAACCGTATCTTCTAATACATCCAAATCCTTGTATTGATTCTTCTGTTCTAGCTCTTTCCTTGTGATATTCAAGTTCTGAGACATCTTGAATGCACATAGCTCTGAGTCTCCGCATAGCTTACACTCTTTAGTTGATAGGTCATACCCAATACCGAAGCAAGGGTCTCCATTAGTTCCCAGAGTACTAACATCTATGGGAGTAAGGATATCTTGCTTCGATAAGTCAGGAAGTTGTTTCTTTTTCTTAGACATTATATATCTTTTTTTTACGTTTATAAAATGTATATTTCACTGTTATCTTCTATGGGAACATAGGAATAACCGATGTTATTTATAAATAGTTCCCTGAGTTTATATAATTCTTGGTATGAATTTCTATCATAGCTCTCTTGACATACTTTGACTACCATACCATTACTCCAGTACAAACAAAAGAAATGAGTAAAACATTCGGGGGTATTTTGAGAAGTTTCCAAGTTTGATATCCATATCAAATCTCTACAGTTGAATACATGTTTAGGATTATGTACCTCTCCCACAACAAGAGACTTAAACGACTTAAACCATTCTTTAATCTTCTTCATCATAAGTGTAATTAAGGTGTTTACAATGGGGACAGACCCATTCTTTTAAATGCCATCCCTTGATTTCTAAATCCTCTTTATGAAAACGTTTCTTACATGAATGGCATTGATAGCCATCCTTAGAAAGTATGAAGTCTAAAGCGAGTATTATTATCATAATAACAACCGCTGTAATTAAAATATATTTCTCCATCACTGAAAGCCTTTGATTTTCTTTTTAGTATTATTGGGTTTCCTTAAGAGTACCCAGCAATAAATACCGGATGCAGAGATTTGGATTATCTTCCAACCATCTGATAATAGAGTAGTTAGTTTATTATCATCCTCATCTCTGATACATATTAGTTTATCATTATTCATAATGCCTATATGCTTATTAATTGTAATCTTCTTTTCCTCCTACGGAGAAAAAGTAAATACTCATAGTACTTCTAGTTAACTCTTAATAAGGCTATGGTTAGGATGTTTCTTCCATAGCTTATCTAACAATATTACTTTCAATTCTTGTCTCTGATAATATTGCTTCCTATGCTTACCATGCCTATCTAAATAAGGGCCAGGATAATGAAGGTCATCCAGGTATACTTTCTTTTTCGATTTATCGGTTCTTACCAAACGACCAAGAAACTGAATAGATTTTTCCTGACTATCCATGCTTGCTGCATTAAGTAAATACCTAAGCTTAGGAAAGTTTTTACCTCGAGCAATGATTGTAGTTGATACCAGTATATCTATTTTGCCTTCCCTAAAATCCCTCATTATTTGTTGTCTTAACTTAGAGGGAGTATTAACATGCACGTAGGCAATATTATAGGCATCGCCCAGTTTCTTTTTAAAGAACTTATATAGATTTTCACAATGTGCAATATGCTTGCATACTACAAGAGCAGGATATCTACCTTGATTAATATTCCATCGTAATCGATTATAAGCCATGGTCCACGCGGTATTATTTTCGGTAATAGAATCATCATATATCTCCTTATAGGATATACAATCAGATTCCCAATTACCATACCAAGGTTTACCGGGTACCATCTTTACGATAGTTTTAGTTGAGTAACCCTTCTTGATGGAATCCTTAAGTTTAAACTCAGCAATCACTTTACCAAAGAAACATTCTAGGTTCATGTTCTTGACCTTATCCTTAGCAAGTTTACTCATATAAATGGTACCAGATAACCCTATACGAATTCTGGTATTAAACAGTCGGGTGATTACATTCTGATATTGCTTACTACCTCCCTGGTCAGCCTCATCCACAAGTACCATATCTATTTGAGATAATTCCTTTTGATAGAACCTCATATTCCTTGAGATGGATTGAACCATACCTATAGTAAAGTTACTCCAGTTTAAAACCTTGCCTTGAACAAAAGTGATATCTTCTCCCGGAAGATATTGCTTAAATTCTTCTCTAGCTTGATTTAACCAATCCGAATCATTAGTTATTAGCAAAGTCTTTAACTGCTTCTTATAGGATAAATATAAAGACGACATGATAAGTGTTTTACCTGCATTAACAGTGTAATCTAATACGCCAATATGAAAAGGTGTATTCCCTATCTTATTATTGATAACTGCCTTAACAGCTTTCTCTTGCTCTGGTCTTAATTTATATTTGCCTATATTCGTAACTACTTTACTGACTTTAGGTAAAGGTTGTCTCATATCTACAACTTTAGGTTTAATCCCCATCTCAATACACATATCGTATACTTTGGGAAGTAAACCTATTTTAAATTGCCCAGTCTTGGTGATGTAATGAATCTTACCGTCCCAATTCTGCATACCTCTTTGCCTTGTACGTAAGTAGAAAGCATTCGGATGTCGAATGGCAAACTCATTATAAAGTTTCTGTGCGAACTTAAGAGGTAAGTCAAGTTCGCACATATTCCCATTCTGAATAATTATCTTACTCATTTGATAATTACCGTTACACCCTTAGTGGCTTTATCCATGCCCATTGCTTCCTTGAGAAGTTTAATATGATGCTCCTCATCCGCAATCAATTTCTCAAGGAAATAATTCACGTCATCGTAATCTGGGCGTTCTTCGTATTGAGCAATTGCTCTTTGAATTTTCTTGTAGTGACCAATAGTTTCTATCTCGGAATTCAAAGCAATCTTTAAAGCTTGTTCCCAAGTAGAACCAATCTCAATCGTAGGATTAATATTCATGGTAGAGTAATCCTCATAGGGATCTGCCTTTTGTAAAAAGTCCGATATCTTATCAAGGTGTCTCATCTCTACCAAACCAATACCCAACATCAATTCGGATATTTCTTCAAATCTAGAAGACTGTTGGGTATACATAATGATGGCACTTAGTTCTGAGAACTTGGCATTCTTCCAAATCACATAGAACATATTAATTATCTCATCAGGCCATGGTTCGATATCCTTAAAATCTGGATAATCCACGGATTGGTCTGAATACTTGAGGACATCTATAAAAGCATTAGCTGCATCCTCTACTCTGTTTCCGAAAAATTGTAAACCTTTCATATCATTTTCTTATTTTATCCCAAAGGGAACCTTCAACTTCTGGTTCACCTTCAAGTAGTTGTTTATTCTTATATTTATATAAATACTTATTGTATCTTTCAATTGCTTTATCCGTATACATTTGTGCAATATCCGGTAACCCATTGCACCATGCAAGAGATTCAAACTGAGCATCGATGAAGGTCTTATAATTCCAGCCCTCCTCTTTTAGGAATTCACCTACCTTTGCAAAGTGTACATACTTCTCGGGTTGATTTTCATAAGACTCATATATACCAGTTGCCTTAGCAATCTTACCTATGAAATAATCATGTATCTCTTTAGTAAGTTCTAAATCTGAATGTTGTAATTCTATCTCAGCATCTATCTGATTAGTAATGTTCTCCTGCATGGATAATAACCTTTGCATAACATTACGATAATCAGTCATCCTCTTTAACCCAGTCTCAATGTATTTAATAAAACCTTCCCGGGTATCAAATTTGAAATCTTCACAGAAGTTATTACATACTTCTGCAAGCTTTTTACAATTTGCCCATTCTCGGGAATTACTCTCATTTATTTTACGAACTCCCCTATGCTTTAACTTTATACGAGTTGCGTATAAAATATCAGCAACAAGGGCAGCATCCCCCTTAGATGCTAGTAAAATGTTAGAAACTTTCTTAGTATTCTTATTGTTAGAAACTAAGACTGCTCTATGATTTATTGCCTCCTTTCTAGCAATAACAAAAAAAGCCTCAACTGGGAAATTATCTACCTCTAAGATATTTAATATTTCCTCAAACTGAGACTTAGTTATATGGATAGATGGTTCACGCATAAATATATTATTTTATAATATAATAGGAACTCCCTATTTCAATGAGTTTCTGATTGATATCAATTCTTGATAACTTTGGTACCTGGTAGCATATACTAACTTAAGTGTCTGACTTCTCCCTAAATCATTTACGTCTTTTCCGTCTGGTAAAAACACCACCTTGACTTTTTTATATGCAACAAGCTTGAGAGCCAAGTTGATGGCATATTCTTTTGCGTCTGGGTCCAACAATATAATAAATCTTTCGCATTGGGATTTAAGTAACTCATTGACTTGGAATGCAGATATAGCTTTGCCCATTGTGGCAATTGATCTATCCCCAATTGTGAGAGCATTAAGTGCCCCTTCGCAAATGAATACCGACCGATACATCTCCAACGCATCATGATTAAAGATGATAAATTGTTTTCCCAAACCGGTGATGTCTTTGTCTGGGTTATTATATCTGGGCCCTTTGCCGATAACATTTCGAGCATTGTAATACCTAAGTTGTCCTCGATAATAAAACGGGATGATAAGGTACCCATATGTTGAGCCGCTTGTTCCATAGCCGATACCGTATCTTGAAAACTTCTCGAGGCTAAATCCGCGTTTCTTGATATATCCCCGAATGCTTTTTGCAAGTTGGCTATCCCCGAGCGAAATGTTTCTAAATCCCTCAGGGAGATATACTGGCTTACTTTCGGCAAGTTCGATTTTCTCTTCCTTAAACTGTAGTTCATCAAATTGGCCATTGTTCAAAAAATTAATTAGTTCATGGTACTCAGTAAATCCTTCTATATCCATTATTAGTTGAGCAGGGGAGGGATGGGCATTACATCTAAAACAATTGGTTCTATACATAGAAAGGTTAACTCCCAACTTATGTTCTCTCCCACAATAGGGGCAAGTTGGTATACGCATCCAGCCATGCCTATAATCATAACCCCCTAATCGTTTAACGAAGTAAGTTCTTAGTCTAGATTTAAACTGGTTTGTTATTTTCATATCTTTTCTTCCCGCATATATTACAGTAATACTCTACATGACGTTTCTCATAATACTGGGCTTTCCTTCTCCCGCCTTTCTTAGAAAAAATTGCCCTACGAGGTCTCTGTTTAAACTCAGTCCAATGAACTGCTACCCATTCATGATAACCCAACTTACATCTAAATGTCTCCAGTAGTTCTTTCCCTTTTCTTAGAATCCGCATCCGGGTTAGTATTCTTTTTAAATTGTTCATCCAACTTACTACCATATACTTCATCATATTGTTTACGTTGTTCCCTTGTAAATTCCATACATCTTTGCCTTTCGACATCGCATTTGAATAATGCTCTACCGGAAGGAAGACCATCCCTTTGTACTACTATCTCAGCTCGAAGAATATTATCTTTCTCTTCTTGCTCAGTAGAGTTAAGACCCATGATAACCTGGGCATTACGAACAATGGCAATTGAACCAGAGATATCATTCTCATCATACCGAGTAAGCCTATGCTTTTTACCTTCACGAGTAATGTGATGAGCAGTCCATATAATGTCTAAATGTAATTCCTCTGCCAGATTCTGAAGATCTACGTATACATTAGATATTCTTTCGAAATCTTCCCTATCACCCGCTATTGATGCAAGCTTACCAGCGTAGTCAACCATAAGAACTTTAATATCAATTTCTTGATTACGGAGTTGGATTATCTTTTCTCTTATATAAGTGGTATTAGTAATCATTGCTGGTACACGCTCAACCACTAATTCAACTCCAAACCTTGCAAGTTTCCTTAAATGCTTTGCCTCAAGTTTATCATATTCACCCGAGTATAATTCCTTCTTGGTTTTATTAATACTGGATTGAATGAAACGGTCCATGATCTGTTCTTGACCATTTTCCGTATCAATATATAATACTGACTTCTTCATTCTGAGATAACCTCTTGCAAGGTTTACCATAAAGAAGGTTTTCTTTGCCTTGGGTTTATCTAGTATCACATTAACAGAATGCTCTGGATAACCTCCTGCATTAGTTAGTTCATTCAACTGCCTAAATGGGCAAGGTATAACTGAAGGTTCTGATTGTCTTCTAAACTGTCTCTCGGTAATATCCCGAATCATATATAAAGGTTCATCTTCTTTCTTAGGTTTACTTTTCTGAAGTACCTTTTCAATCTTCCTCGAATACTCTTCGTATTGTTCGAAGTTATCCAAATCAAAGGAATCATTTAAGTTCTTCATCTCAACATAAGTAGAGAACTGATATATCTTTTCTTTTATGTAATCAGAATCCGATAGGGGTATATGATAGAGATTACTTATTAGTTTATTGATATTGGGTATATCATCTTTAGTTACCAAATCCACATAGGTTTTAGATTCTAGTAACTCTTTTAATACTTCCTTTAAGATATTCTCGGAGGGCATTCTGCCTTGCTTCTTAAAATATTTTGATATACCCTCGAAGATAAGGGAGTGTTCTATGAGAACCAGGTAATTGGATTTAATCCTTTTGAGTACTAATCCTCCTTCCTTATCTTTTAAAACAAACCTGAGTATCTCGAACTGAAACTCAGGAGAAAAACTGAACTTGATGTTGTCTTTAAATTTCTTCATATCTATATTGCAATATTATATAAACTAATAGATTTTGATAGTACCGAGATAGTTCTAAGTATGTTGACATCTATCTAGAAACTACTAATCCACTACCTTAAGCTCCCGAATATTTAATATTATTATTTTATATAAGAAAAAATACTTATATTTGCATAACGAATATTTAAAAACATGGGAAAAAGTAAAGGAAATAACGGTTCAGAGCTTCATCGATTAAAACCTATGCAAGAATATGATGAAGCTACTTTCAACAGACTTTATAAAGTTTGTAAGCCAGTAATTAGAAACCTTACCAGACAGATTGATTATAAACGATTTAATCTTACACCGGATATTATCCAATCTTATTTCTGGGATAAGATGTTATTTGTTTTCAACAAATACTATGGTGAATGTACTGAAGAACATCTTAAAGCAAGAATCCTTGCATCACTTAGTACATTCAAAAATAAATTGCTTCGTTCTGCATACGGAGAACAGGCGGAGTATAATCAAAGCCTCTTTAAACTCGATGACTTATTCGATAATGATAAAGAATTAGAGGATGATAGTGAAGAAGAGAAAGCTAAATCTGAAATGCTCGATATGATGTATACTTATATGAAGGATAAGCTTTCTCCAGATGCCTATCTTTTGTTTGAGGTATTAATTACTCCTCCCCCTTTTATCAAGGAAAGGCTTGAAAATAGTACTCGAATAACTAATATAATGCTTATCGAATTTTTCGAAATGCCTAAGACTAATGAATCTATGAGATATATATCAGAACTTAGACAAGATATACAATATTGGGAAGACCGAGCTAAAGAAGAACTTAAGTATTAACACAAAAGAAAAGGGGCGTTTCCCAACGTCCCTCTCCCAATTAATTTTTACTACGCAAAACACAGATTGTAAACAAATGTTTACTCTTAAACAATACAAATAATACACATGAGTTTTAATACTACTAAATAACTAATAACAACTTTATGATGATATTTTTTGGATATATCGTAATGTAATAGTCGGTGGCAATTTCTCAATATCCAAAGTTTCTACCGAAGTTTCTTGTAAGAAAGATTCCCCTAATAGGTTCCAGCTTACTACGATAGCACCATCTTGAATACCCTTGGTAGGAGTTCCTCTACCGAAATCTCCATTCAATCCCGTCTCCCTATTAAAGAAAGATTGAGGACGAACGTTCTCCCAGCTATTGGCATCATCTTGTTTACCTTTAGATACACCAAGAGCATGCCTATGCTTAGGAAGGTCATCACCTTTAATTGAGATTAAGAAGTTGCCTTTAGTTGGAGTATAGTAATCTCCGACATTCTGTAGCATTACTTCATCTCCAATCTGAACTCCTCCAGCTTGGTAACCAATAACTATTCTACCAGCTGCCTTAGTATATTCTGCCCAGCCCTCCGGTATTACATCGGTTTCCCAAAGGATGATAGAACCTATTGGTAAGTTAGCAGTACTCAGAGATTCAGAGAATTCTTTTCTGATAGCCTCAATTTGACTATCAATGTATTGCTTGATATTTAACTTAGTACCCGATTCATCTACTACTGGAAAGCCTGAATTTATCTGTTCTACTCTTTTCACTGATTCTTTCATCATACTCTGGGCAGCAGTAGTATAAGGGATTTCTTGGAACTTACCCTGATAGGGTACGATAGCAAAGTTCTCATTTCGTTTGGTCATTGCATCAGTACCCTTACCATATACTCCGATAAGAACAACGGAAGTTTTATTATTAGAGTAATAAGGGCAAGCACTCTCTACCATCTCTAGAAGATTGCTATAGGTCATATCGTAATTAGAATATACATCATTATTAATGATATCCGGTGTACGATTTTCTTCGGCAATCGGATAATAAATATCCAAAGACTTTTTGAACAATGTGTAAAAGCTTTCGGAAGATTCATTCCAATAAGCTACGAAGTCTACTGGGTTATCTACGGGTTCTGAGATAGTAGTATGTACTGCAAAGAGTAATACTTCTTCTGTTGAACCTTGGGTACCTTGGATGTTCTCAATAGTAATCGTTTGTTCATCGGATATAAATACATACCCATCTCTTGAAATACATCCAAAGTTCACGTCTGGCAATTCTCCATCTTCTGAAGCCTTTGCCATATACCTTGCCATAATCCTATCCTTGATTACATTGGCATACTTACTTCCAGCAACTCCCTGAGGAGATACCACTAACTTGTTACCATTTATGGTAGCTGAGCCAAATCCACAGAATGGTCCTAAACCAGAAGGAGCAGCAATTGCTTCTGCTGCTTCCTTTGATTTAATAATACCTTCATACTTAAAGTACGTCTTCATTGTCCTTAGTATTTTTAAATTGATTTTTCTGTTCTGACATATCTTTAAATGCTTCACCTACATCCTTGAACTTGAGGGTTAACAATTTAAAGAGTATTCTCCATATACTGTACCGTTTCTTAATACCATGTATTTCACAGATGTGTCCATATATACTATCTACTTCGAAACAGTAGCATATTACCATAACCGTTATTGATACCACTATTGGGTTCATCCCATAGGGTTCCCCAATAGCTTTACCAAGTACAGCACCAAGTAGAACATAACAAATATAATCTACTATTTTGTTTAGAGTTCTTCTTCCAGCTCTAGATTTTCGAATTTCGATTTTCTGTAACCTACTTGCCGATAACCCAAACCATAAATCTGATAGGATTAGAATTATTGCAAGAACTATCATCCATCTCAAATCATACAAGATTTGTGTACACTCTCCCAATATACCCACAATGAATGTCTTGAATAAAGACTGAGTTGTGGTCTCTGTTATTCTATCGATTGTTGAATTTATCATTGTTCTACTATTTGCCAAGATTGATTACTGTAAGTTGTAATGGTAAATGTTTTCTCTGAGAGGTCATCATGTTCCCATTCTAACTTTTGAGGACTAACGCTTAAGAGGTCTGCATCTACTACCGTGAACTTAGTTCTCTTTGAAGTATCTACGACAGATTCAAAGATATATTCACCAGCTTGGGCAGTAACGAATTCATACCCAGCACCACCTGCATCATAAGTAGTTACTTTACCAACTTCCCTTATTCGACTATCGAAGTCTGGTTTATTAGAAGTACACTTGATTAAAGTAGATACCTGTTTAACATTCCCCTTTAATTCTGCATAAGGGGGAGTACAAGAAATCTCGATGATTGTAGGATAATCTTCCAATATTACTTGGCATCTTAAAGAAGAACCATCATCCGCTACAAAGGTATAAGTCCCAGCCTTGGTAAGAGTAATCTCTTCATCAAGGTTATAGGTTTCCCCATTCTCATCACAAGTAGCAGTACCACTTACATTAACCCCATTTTTCATTTCCTCAAGATGGAACTTACAAGCAGACTTTTCATCCAATAGTTGGTATACTGCATAAGTATCATCTATCTGGTCTTCAGGTAATGCCCAGTTGGGTTCTTTCCAATGACTGTCTGTAGCATCCGAAGGTACTACCTTTAATTTATTCTGATATACTACTGGAGAATTATTAACTACCAAAGTAGTCTTAGCAGTAGGGTAAGCTACAGACTGGAAGGTATAAGTCCCTGCCCTATTTGCAGTATATACATAACCATTCTGAGCATCAAAGGTTTCCCCAGTTTCAATTACCCTTACTCTGTAATCATCCCCATTACCAGAAATACGTTGTATCTTTACTGTAGCTTTTGCAGAGCCATTGAATAATGTGACTGTTGGTGGGCTAACAGTAATTCTATATACTGCAGTCTTACCAGATACTACTTCGAATATACCTACACCTTCATCGGTTTCCCTTTTATCCAGTGTACATTTAAACTTATAAGTACCATAACTATTAGCAGTAAACTTATCACCGTTCTTAAACAACTTAGTATCACCAATTCGCCTACAATATAGTTCACCAGTAAATGATTCTGGGTAATTCGATTCGATGGTAAGAGTGGTAGTAGCATCCTTGATACTTTGCTTATCCCCAACTCTAAATTCAGAAGGTGTACATCTTACCTTATATGTAATCTCTTCTCGAGTTACAACAAAGGAAGTTTGCTTTACTGGGAACTCTACAATCTCAAAGATGTAGGTACCAGGCTCTGAAAATTTCCAAGTTGAGCCAGAGACTTTCACTATATCAGTACCGGATAATCGTACATTACAGGTTTTCACGATACCCTTATAGGATACGTTTGCCCTTACTACTGTACTTACTTTTAGGTTAGTAGGAGTTATCTTTCCAGTAATAGGGTCACAAGTAATAGAATATACTCGATTATAAGATTCTTGATTAACCGTAATTTGAGTTACCTTAGTAGGGTCTCCCACACTTCTAAAATAATAAGTACCTGCTCTGGGTATATTAAAAATGGAACCACTTTCGTGTTTAGTGTAACCCCAATTTATATTATCACTGGATATCTGATATCTTAGGTCGGCATTTATCCAATCTGAAGTTACAGTTACCTTTACCGGTACTTCATATACCTCTGAAGTAATAAGATTGGGTTGGTCCGGATTTACTAACTCAGCTTTAATTGTATACCCATCATTTACGGTAAACCCATATTGAATATCGAAAGATACATGATAGGGTATGAACCTTTTAAAGAAAGCCTCTACGGCTTCTCTAAATTTTCTGAAAGCTGCCGAGTTCGAAGTATATCCATGACCGGTAAGTCTAAAGGTTACCGGTATACATTGAGAACAATCGAAAGTATTATCATAGGTATACTTATCGTCATAATGGTAATACTGGTCAAAGTGCGGATTACCTTTTACCCAACCATCATAACTATCAGCCTTTGCAGGGTCAGTTACTACGCAGGTTAACCCATACAGCCTCATCATTATTTCGAAGAACTCAGAGGTACCTCTTATTTTAAAAAGAGATATCGAATACTTCAGGATGTTTCTTACTTGAGTACTGGTTAAAGTAAAGGGTCCCTCCTTTGGTATTATCCAAAGCTTAGATAACTCTTGGAGTTTAGCATCGGAGTAGAACCCATTAAAGTACTCTGCCCATTTCTGTGCATCTATAGTGTTCCCATAAGCAAAGGGCATTTCTCCGAGGAATTGCCAAAGGAAATTGAGATACATATCCGGAGCCTTATCTATATCAATAATGTCCAAGATATTCTCAATATCCTTTGTAATGTAATCTTCAAAATGCTCTCCACAAATTTCTAGAAACCTCTCTAAGATGCCTTTGCCATTTACCTTATAGGTATCTTGAGCTTTATACTCGAATGGCAAAAAGTCGATTAGATTTTTGAGGTTTATCATTATACAATTTCTTTTACGGTTAAAGTCAATTGTGAAGCATTTTCGAATACTGGTAAATTAAAGCCAGGGTCTTCATAGTCATGGTTAGGTTCTGATACCGTAATAGAATATCTGTAACCAGACTGATAATTATTGTTCTGAATATCCAAAGAGAAGTCAAAACCATTAGCCTTATCTATTACCTGTATAGAATTACCAACAGTACCAGTAGCCATATACCCATTTGATACAGAACGTACAGTAAAAGTAGTTGATGAATTGAAGGTAATATAGTAAGTCATAGACCCTTTAGCCTTATTCAATTTAAACTGACCCAAGTTCAATTCTTTATTACCATAGATGGTAGTAGGCCAAGGTTTAATATAGAACTTAGTAAGGTGAAGGTAATCTACTGTTGATAAGTTATCTATTAGGGCATATATATCCGATAACCTTACGCTTCCTCCTATCTGAGCTTGCTCTGGAGAATAGGCATTGTATAATGCTGTAAGAATTTGAGTTTGTATCTCTGCAGTCTTATAAGACTTCTTACCAGTAACTTCCATCTCTAGAATAATCTGAACCTTGCCTGCAGATTTAACCTTCAACCATGTGGTCATAGGAGCTCTTTGAGATAATAGATTGTATACCCTATTGATTAATTCAGAAGAAGCAACAGCTCCACCATCGGGGCTAATATATACTGTAAGCTTTCTACCGCATTCATAATCGGCTTTAGCTTTGTTTACCCCATCAACCAACATGGCCAAACTTTCGAAATCCTCTTTGGTAATTGCTACTCCCAAAGTCTTTACACTCAAAGGTATATGTTCTTTGAGCATTGTAAAGTTTTCATAGTTTGAACCACCTCCGGCATCGTAAGCATTACTTACGGTAGCATCAGTAATTGAAGAAGAGATTACTGAAGGTACAGAAGTAATAGTATTACTCTTTACATTACCCTGAGTACCATTGGTTAAGTAGAATACCACATTGGTTATTTTTGCTCCTGCTGCAGGCTTCTTACCAAAGGTACCATCCCCAAACATTATATAAGGATTAAGTGCCTCATCTACTGAAACCATAAAGTGTTTGTCTGTAGGTTTGGATTTTGCAAATGTATCTACTAATACCCAAGTTTCCCCACCTATCTGCAATGACATAGAACCTTGTTCATAATACTTACCATTGGGTAGAGTACCCAGATGAATTATAACTCTATCTCCAGTAGGTATTACCATATTATTTAAAGCACTTGCAGTATACTTCTCGTGTTGAACTATAGGTACTTTACAAGTAGTTACATTTGAATACCAAGTTACGTCTCTAGCAGATAACCAGGAATTACCACTAGAATCTGTAAACAGAGTACCTTGAGGTATAGTTAATTTAGCTCCGATAGAATTACCAGTAATACTTCTGGATAAGATTACATCTACTGTAGCAGCAATTGCTGCTCGAGCATGATAATCTACCAAAGCCCCATGTTTAACTACCGAATCATACCTTCTTGCCGTAGATAGGAAAGTTTCCCTTGCCATGTTATCTACATAGTAGTGAAGTACTTCGGCAATTGCCGCAAATAATGAGAGGATGATAATTAAGATGTTCCCCTCCGAATAATCCGTTATGAGTTTCTGACCTTGAGGGTCTTTGAGTCCCATAAGGGATTCAACCAGCTTGGCCTTAATCTGTTGATAAGACCTCTGGTATGGGTTAAGCCATTTATTTGTGATTCCCATATTATTGTGTATTTAATGAATTATCCGACCGGTCATAGGTGATATCGAGGTACTGACTAGAATTTGTTCCATTTACTACATATGTTACTTCTATGTGTATTTTTGCATCAACTCTAGTAACCGTGATATTTTGGAAGGTTATCCTTTGTTCCCAAGCACCTATGGCCTGTTTTAAAAACTCTTTAATTATAAAACTCAGGGCTTGTGAGTTTGGTTCCTCAATACATTGCCATAGTTTACTACCAAAGTTTTCCTGTCGAAATCTCTGGCCTATCATGTAGTATAATATCGAACTTATATTATCTCTGATAAGTTTGAAATCTCCATTTACTGGGTACCAACCCCTTTCACCATTTTCATTAGTTGTAAGTTGGATAGGATAAGTTACACCTATACCAACTAAGTCTGTAAAGTAATTCTTTTCCATTAGTGTATGCAGGTTTTATCTTCATAATCGTCTACAACGAATTGTGAGAAAGGTTTAATTACTTGAGTTACTGTAGGACCTGAAGAACCGGGTCCAGTAGTTACACCTGAGTGTACATGAGAATTGAACATACTGCGAAGTTGTTCTAGTTCTTTAATGGTTTGGTTTAATTTTTCGGTTAATTGAAAAATATTGATTACTCCACCATTTTCTCCAGTATTAAGTATCACGGAATCACCAGAAGATATGTTTATATCTCCATCGGCATTTATTACTATTTCTTTCTCTGAACGAACATTTACAGGTCCATTGAAATGTAAATTGAGTTCTCCGTTATCATCATCTATTACTATTAAGTTTCCTTCGGGAGTAACTATCCCCATTTTATTGGGACCATCCAGAGGTTGGGGTATTTGACTCATTCCCCAACCATGGTATTCCCAGAGAGGTTTAGTTGGGTCCCCAAATTCAAAAGTAACAAATACCGTATCTCCCACTTTAGGAGCTAGGAATTTAAAACCAGAACTAATTGAACCATGTTGCCCTTTAGGATATGCCCAAGCAAATACTCCCCCCATTACCTCTGGAACACACACCTTTACTCTGTTCATATGTTTCTCTACATCGTCATTATCAATAACAATGCCCCGATAAACAGAGTAATACCGACCAAGACCCTCTAAGCCTTCGTCGGTTATTATCTTTGCTGTTTCGTAACTCATATCCTTATTTTTCTACGTAGATTTGACTTGCAATTCGCTTATGCCTTTTAGCTATGTCTCGGTATACTCGATTAGCTATGGTCATATAATTAAACTTAACCCCATAATCTTCAGGCACTTGGATTTGTTTAACTGATCTCTTACCAGGAATTAACTTACCCTTAGAGGTAACTGTATTACCCGTAGATAATACTATACCCTCTGCTAAGGCTTGAGGATTATCGGCATTTATCTCCGTATAATAAGCTTTCTTTCGAATGAACTCAGCTTGGCCCTTAATATCAATAATGTCTCCTTTATCATTCAAGAAATGTTCATTATAGTATACCTTCTCATTATAAGTAAAATTAAGGTTAAGATTCTGAGAAGTACTTAAAGCTTTTTTATCTTGACCCTTTGTAGTTTTAGCATTAGCTTTAGCATCATTAGCTACGATGTTTTGAGTAGATAAATCAGTTTTAGAAGTTACAGAGCCAGACTTGGAATTGTTCTTTACTAATTCCATATTAGTTATATACCCTTGACCAGCGTCCATAGAATGAGTACATTGTTTTATATACCAAAGCCCTGACCAACGTTTTCCTACGTTATCTATACGGATTATTTGAGAAGTTGCTAGCATAGGTCTACCTACTACCTGAAGTTGACATACTAACCTTTTCTCAGTTTGCTTTAAACCACCATTGGCATTAGCATTAGCTGCCCAAGCATACTTATCGGCACCACCGTATCTACTAAATAAATTATGGTAAAGTTTATAAAGAGGTACCTTGAGATTTACCCTTTTCATATGTCTTACCTTAACCCTCTTACCATATTGACCTTGACCATAACCCTTAGTAGTATCAACTTCCATATCGGATAATACTTCAGTATAGGGGTCTTTCTTTAAAGCTTCGAAACCTCTCTCTGAAGCAGGTAATATTCCAGCTTGAAAATTGATACCAGAAGCTATACCCGCTCCTGCTTGTTTAGAGGTATAACCCTCTGGGTCATAATCTAAGGGGTCTACATACTCTTCTACCATAAATTCAATACCATCTTCATCTTCGAAAAGATACATTTCGCATTCTAATAGCTTCTTAAGATTAGCTTCTAATTCTTTACCATTCTTAGAATTTCTTAACACTTGTTTAAGGGCATTCTTCTTATAGTCAGGTAACTCATTAGCTGCTTGATTAATGGTAGCTCGTACTTCTTCGGTAGACATTTCATCGAATTTTCTTTGCTTACCTGCTTCATAAGCACCTACTGGACCAACTGCTTCATATTCCTCTACCCGCTTTTTATATTCTGCAGTTTTTTCCATGTTATACTGAAGCTGAGTGTCCCAAGCATCCATTACCTCTGTAGGAGTAGTAGGATGACTTCTATAATCTTCAAACCCATTGCCAGTAATATTAGACACCATAAGGTTATCTACCTGAGCCACATGAGGTCTTAAAGCTAATGGAGGCTTATCCTCTGGTTCATTTATGTTAGTTGATAATACAGATAAATCTTTACTATCTGGGTCTAGAGATGGAGCCAATACTGCTTTAACTCTTTTAGTTATTTTCTGAGTAGCAAAAGATACTCTAAGTACTTCCCCATTCTCTCCTTGATATGTATAAGTACATACCGGTTCTTCATGGAATTTCCGATTATGTATATAGATAACACCATCCCTTGAATCCACATACCATGGTCCATTAGTGTACCCTTTCATCTTCTGTTCTAATTGAACTAAGACGTTCTTGCCCACCAATCCAAAGTCACTATCAATTAAAGCTTTTAAATCTTCTGGCATAGCTACTTCAGCTACTCCACTGTATTTGTTAGCATAGAGTACTTTACCAGTAGTAGTACGGGTATTCTCTGTGGGTACCTGTAGTGACTCGTATACTTTATTACTTATTATCTGTTGTTCCATTACTGAAATATTTCTATGATTACACCAGTAGCATTCCCACAGCCATTGTCTAAATAGGTAGATAATTTATAGCCTTCCATATCCGAATGGACATAAGCAGGTTGATATCTTAAATCTCCCGAAGAATCAATGCACTTAATAGTTACATGAGTACCTGTAGAATCAAATACGGCTTCGAATTCCCTTACCTTAATTATTTTTATGGGCCCAGATATAAATTGACCATCTGGGTATATATATCCCCACTGAAGACAAATATTTTGGTTCTCTTGAATCTCAGCAATGTCTACAGTATCGGGATTACCCGTATCGAAAGTAATAGTAGCCAAGTTTTCTTTCTCTTCATCGTATCTATAACTCCAGGTACTTATATACGCTCCAAGGGGTATACCTGTAATAGGATTCATTATAGGCATACCTCCAAAATTGAAAAGGGCCAAATATGGTTGGCCCATTCCCTTATACAATATAGGTTTCTGTTTAGCTGCCATAAGTCGGTATTCTTATTAGGGTTCCCATTTCTAATTCCTTAAAAGGATTCAGTATCTTATTAGCTTCAGCTATAATGTACCACTTACCAGAATCACCATAATACCTGAAAGCAATGTTTTGCAGAGTTTCCCCATCTTTAACGGTATGTTGAATATCGTTAGAGGATTCCGGTACTACTGGAGGTTTAGCTTCTAAGGAATAATCCCCATCGTTATACTTCAGAGCATAGGCATTATTATATGGGCTAGCTCCCTTTAGGTATTGGTTAACATCAATCATATTTAATACCTCCTGTCTTTTTAAGTGAATCGGAATTTATAAAATCTCCATAGGATAAGTTATATGCACTTACTCTCTTGAAAATCAATTCTTGAGTTGCTGCTGCAGGCAATAATCTACCATTACCAAAAGTAGCTGGCTTTCCGGGTATCCTTATTCGATAACCGTTCTGAAAGTTCTTCAGAGTATAAGTTGCTGAGGTAAGGATATAATTGTGGTTATCGAATATACCAGAATCCCCCCACTCAATCTTAACAATCGGGGGAGCAGCCTGGTAGCCATTAGATTTAGACCATGCCTCTAATAACCTACATTTATTGATTACCTCTTCTGGATTTTCTGGGTCATTACAGTACCAAGACACATTGAATTGAATAATGTCTTCAGCTCCAGTAAAGTGATACATTGGTACATTGCGACCCATTGATTTAATGGTGGCCCATGTGGTTTCTCCTCTAAAGTCTATTTCTGGAGGTCTATTCTGTAGGGTAATATATTGAGTGGGGTTAACAGTCATATTATATATCCTTACTTCATTCTGATATATAACATCTGCTTTAGCCTCGAAGTTTCTGTAATTAGTAGTATTCTTATTCCCCTTTGCTGGGTCTACTCCTTCACCTTCTTCTAACCTTGGGAATTGTAATTCCATTCTCCATTTAGCCTGGAGTTGTTTATTTAGAATAGGGTTCTTAGACGATATTTGAGCTTCTCCGATTACTCCATTGGGAGTATAGAGTTTACCCTTTTGAGCATCATCTTTGGGAAGAGTAGAAAGAGTTCGATTGAGTAATATCCGAGCTCTCCATAGTTTATTTAATGGACCCGTAAGAACACCTGCTGTATCTCTTGTAAGGTCATTGTACTTTTCAACAACCTTACCTGCTGCTTTATTTAATACTCTAGCCATAGTGTTTTAGTTTTATATTCCCATTACAAATGCAGCTCCAGTAAAATCTTGTTGAGAACCTGGAGCATAATCTCCAACTGCTTGACCATCTACTGAGATATTGATACGAGAATCTCTCATGCCTTCCTTGATAGCTAATCTAACAGCATTAATAAATCTCTCTTCATTCTGGGCTCTAATGGTAGTTGGGTCTTCTTTCTCTTTATTCTGAGCTTCAGTATTCCTATCTACTGAATTACTAAGGTAACTAATACCCTCAATTAATAAAGGAAGACCTACAGTAATTGCTAATCCCCAGGGTCCACCGGGTAATCCCATAAGTCTACCACCTATAGAGGTTAAACCTTTTATAGCACCTTTTATAGCACCTTGCCTAGCCACTTGACTACCAACTTGGGCACCTGCTCCAGCTAAAGCCCCTCCAGCTAAATTACCCGCCATAGTAGTTGCTAATGGTACTCCAGGATTGGGTGTCTTAACATATCTTCCGGTTTTAGTGTTATAAAATCTACCAGCAGAATTCATACCAATACCGCTTGACATCATTTGGAGTTGAACCATGGTTCTCATAAGGTTAACCATCCTTACCATGTGTGCTTCCATAATGGCAAACTGAGTATTAGTTTTTATTGCTGCAGCAGACATACCTTCAGTAGAAGCAGTAGCAATAGTTTGTAAATACCCAACAGACCTAATAATACCTCTTACAGTATTAAATCCTGCAACAATAGTACCTACTACTACTGCAGTAGCTCCTACTCTAAGACCAAAACCTCCAACCCAAGTTTCTGAGATAGAATTAATTACTTTGATTATAGAGTTACCCACATTTAGTACTGGGGTAAAGATTCTACCCAAAGCTGCACCTGCGGTAACTGTTAAGTTCTCTATACTTGATTCGAATTGGTCAATTACACCAGCATCTGTTTTAAGACGTTCTTCATTGAGTCGATTTACTGCCCCCATGTTTTGGTCATAAGTTGCAAGTATCTTACCCATCTTATCTCTACCAGAAGCAATATCCCTAAGTACTGGGAGCATACCACGATTACCCCGAACCCCAAATATATTGAAGAAAGTTGGTGTTTCAATTCGTGAAGGTAAATCTACTGCAGCCTTAGCAAACTTCTGATAGATAGTGTAAAGGTCTATAAGGTTACCTTGAGCATCGAAGAATTCATCGGGACTTAAGCCCAGGTCTGCTAAAGCGTTATAGCCTTTCTTTTTTTGATTAACAAGAGAGAGTTGTAAGTAACGAATCATATTGGCCAGTGAGGTACCTGCCATAGAACCCTGTATACCCATGTCACCCAATACACCAATAGCAGCAGCCGTTTGCCGAAGGTCTACTCCAGCAGTTGCCATATCTGCTCCTGCATAGGATATGGACTGTGCTAAGTCTGTTAAAGATATGTTTGCATTAGTAACTGCAGTATATAAATCATCGGTTACTCTAGCGGCTTTTCCCATTGGGATTTGGTACATTGACATGATATTAGTCATCAAGTCAGCTACACCACCTTTCTGTCCCACTGGCATTGTAAAGATTGAAGCCAGCTTGGATGCTGGCCCAATCATTTCTTTAATAGCATCGAATTTATTACCCGCCATAGCCAGGTATCTTTGTCCTGATGCAACATCCGAAGCAGTAAGAGGAGTTATCTCATTGACATCTTTTGCCAATTGTAACATTTCTCTTTGTTCTGCAATGGTAGCACCAGCAATTTTCGAAGCAGTCCAAACTTCATTCTGAACACCCGCAGAGTATTTATAGGCCCTTGCCATTCCCCCTACGAGCTGCATTCCGAAGTCCATTGTATTGGAAGCTGACATCTGTATACCTCTATTCCAGGTATTCATATCATTCATCATTGTTCTGAATGACCCAGATATCTTGCCAGCCTCTTGAGAGAATCGGTCTTTTAAAACCATGGCAACACCGACCTCTACTATACTCCTACTGGTATTCATAATTTACTTTCTTTTCTTTAATTGTTTATAATATTGCTCGGCCATTTCCTTGAATATTTTCCTTATTCGGTACGGAAGACGTAAAAAGCCGAAATAGTCTAAGGCTATCTCGGCTCTGGTGATATAAACAAAATCACTCTCTAACATTACTCTTCCGTCAGGTAGAAAAAATTCGGTGCCCAAACTATAGGATAAGTTCTTTCTTCTCCGGTGGTTGGATTAGTGATATGGGATTCACCTTTGAAGATAGGGTCTATAGATAAGATATGCTTTCTCATCTCAGCCATATCCTTTGCAGTAAACGGAGTAAAGTTTTCTACCTTCTCCCAACTACCATCAACCTCTAAGTAAAGGTTCCGACAAAGAAGAGGAGCATTCTTAGTTTGCTTATCCAATGGCAACTTCATGAAATCTTGTTCCCCCTTACCCGTCATACAATCGAATTTAATCTTCTTGCCAGAGGAGAGAACATATTCATGGTTTATCAATCTAACCCCTTCTGGATAGTAAGGGATAGCATCGGGCTTTTGATTCAAATCATCCTCAGTTGGAGCAGTACCGTAATCGAAAAGGAACTCATGAAGGTCTTGGCCATAAGTAACTTTACCTCCATTCTCTTTGCCCCAATCATATTCAAATTCTACCTCATCCCCCAAAGAGAAGATACGAGAATTAAAGATAATAGCATAGCGGTCATTAACCGGTAAGTTAAGGGCATCATCTATGGTTAATTTCCCATTGGGTGTAGCCGTAGTTCTAATTACAATTGCTGCAATGAACTTGGTAAGGTTCATCAAAGTCTTCATGTCTGAAAGGTTACTGAGGATATCCTCATCAGCACCATTCTGTTCTCTGATTTCATATTCGTAACCAGAGGGTCCGGTAAATCTAAATGTTCTAAATTCCATAACTGTTATTTTTAATGTTTACATATGTTCATAGTACTCCTTATAACAACAAGAAAGGGGTGAGCTCCTATCATAGGAATCCCACCCCTCCACCGAATCTTAGTGAAAATAGACTAAGGAATTAGTATTTATCTGCAGTACCAACTGAGAACTCTATGGACTCAATGGTATTCTCTGAAGCCATTCTGTCCAAGTCTAAGCCGGTAATCTTACATGGCCATACCTCTTCGAAGAAATGGGTATTAAGAACTGAGACTCCATCTTCGGCAAGTTCGTTTACAATTGTCGTTTCCCAGTATTGGCTTGGTACTAAACCACCACCAACTATGTGGTCCTGGCAAGAGTATAGCCAATCATGAAGCCATGTATCGGAACCTGCAGTAGTCATAAGTTTCTCTACGATAAGATTACCTATAGTAACCCTACCTGCAGTTTTAACGTCTCTATTGACGTCCCCATGAGCAACCTGGTCAATCTCAATATCCGGCAAAGTACAACTTTGAAACAGATAAGTATTGATAGGGTGTTTGGGGAACATGATGCTCCACAAGAATTTCTTCCGTGGGTTTTTTACTTTTGCTCCCATCGTTATATGTTTATAGGTTATTACTTGTTTCTACGATTGATACAGATTTGGATGCCGCATCAATTACAATCTCCATAGTTACTTCTTGCATAGGAACTACATCCTTATACTTAAGGATAGCACGGTACTTACCTTGACGGGCATCTGCCTCGGTATTAATTGAAAGGTCATCCCAAGAAGTTGCATCTTGGTCACCCATCCAGGTATACTCGGTCATGGCATCTTCATCTACCAATGAATCCAGTGTAGGTTTAACCTCCAACCAGATTCTCTTCCAAGTACTCCAAACGTTTGGTTCTTCGATATATTTGTTGAGTACCGGGCGAAGGAACTTCTTCAGGTAAAGGTTCAGTCTTACGATTGAAAGGAATCTTTCAGAATCCTGTTTCACTTGAGAAGAGAAGCAATGCCATAGCATGGTTTGCTTACCTGCATCTGGAGTATCTTTGATTACCATCTCATTGATATAATTCTGAGCAAGAGTGTTCAGTTCGTTATATCGAGAAGGAGAACCATAGTTGGGGCATACTGGACCAACTGCATCTCCAATAACCCCTCGGTTCATACCAGCAAAGGATTTCCAAGGACCATATTGAGTAGCAGAGGCATCTCCCAAACCAACAATAGTACCCACTACATCGGAATCCTGAAGATTACCGTTTTCGTTGTAGTACTTAAGTCCACCACCAAAGTAGGCAATGTACTTAGAGTTACCTACAGTACCAAGGCAAGTCTGTACCCAAGTTACCTGAGCTTTGTAATCTCTTGCCTGAGTACCTTGAGTATAATGGGTTAAATGTTTGGGAACTTCGATATACAGTACCCATTCCATCAATTCCTTTGCCATATCTGCAGCAGCCTTATATACCTTGAGTACATCTGAATCGGTAGTAAGGTGTTGAGAGATATGTGAAATAAATAATTGGTAGAAGTCGGTGTAATCTTTTACCAAATCCAAGGAAGTAATCCATTCTTCGGCAGTTGGAGTGGAACCTGCACTACCGATAGTACCATTAAACAGTTTCTCTGTTTCGGAGGGTGCAGCATCTCCCACGGTAATAGTGATAGCATTCTTAGTACCATCAATATCATCGGTAAGCCACTTAATTAGGTTTTCAAAAGAGGAACCTGCAGTAATTACCGGCTTAATATATTCCGAGTTCTTAGCAAATGCACTAAGAGCAAGGTAATCTACCGAAGTGTTATTGTTATCATCGGCAGTTTTGTAGGTTATTACTGGTCCCTGTTCAAGTACTTGCCCATTAGCTGAATATATTTTATAATACAAGGTATTAGCTTGCTTATAAAAACCAACCTGGAAAGTATTTGCACTACCAATTGGATCTCCATATCCCTTGGTTACTAATCCAAAACTATAAGTAGTACTACCAGATTTTAAAGTAATCAAAGCAGAGGGTTTAGCTGGGTCAGTTACAGCAGAAGCAACTGAGATTTCATCTTCTGAATCTTTAGCTTTTCTTGCCGCAGCCGGAGAAGCAGTTACTGTACCTTGAGTAGCTCCTTTGCCAAGTACTCGAATAACACGAAGCTTAGAACCACCTTGCAAAGCCTTTTCGATATTTGATACAGAACCATCGGGTACAATTTCAGAACCATAGATTCTTTGGAACTGAGAGAATGTAGAGATGATTTCTGAAGGGTCATCGTATGGACCTTTAGTAGTTCTAGCCAATACACAAGAAACTCCTAACATGGGAGTAGTTTGAAGAACATTGTTGTTCTTAAACTTAAAATCAACATGAGGTGAAGTTGGCATAATTCTATTGTGATTAAAGTTAATTACTCGTTTAATTTATACCCTAGAGTATTGTACCTATACCTTAGGTACTTTTAACTCTAGCATCTCATTTTCGTTTTGTTCTAACAATCCAATAAGAACCGATATATCCTTGATAGGTGTAAGAGTACCTTCTCCCAAAGCTTTTTCTGGAAGAATACCGTCTTTACATACATAAGTGTATACCTTCTCAAGTATACCATGTTCTACATCTGGATGGTCATAATAATTACCAATCTCAATGAATAGGTTTCCGGTGGGAGCAAGCCTGCCCTTTTCCCATTCCTCTAAGTCATTGAAGTATGGTCTCACGTATCCTCTAGCAGGTAAGCCAGTATATAAGATTGTATGTAGCAACCTCATATCGGCTTGTGTTTGAGAAACTAGATGTACATCTATAGTAATATCTTTTGTTTCATAAGGAAACTCTGAAGCTTGGTAATTACCATCCTCAAGTTTATCACCAATGATGTATTTATTCACACCAATATCTCCAGCATAATAACCTTGTAGTTCTATGGTTATTCTTGGGAGAGTCTTTGGGCCTTTTACTTGGTTATTCCCTATACCAAAAAGAGGTATGAACTTCTTCATACCTTTAATTGCCTCTTGAAATCTTTTTTCGTTTTCTTGAGACAAAGGTAAGAAGTCTTCTGGGTTTAAGGTAAGACCCATTTCTAACATTGTACTAAGTAGAGAGATATAAAAAGTTCTTTCTACTATTTCTTCTGAGTTTACCATTAAAGTCCTAATCTAATATCTAATTGAACACTCTGATTGCCATTGTCATTAATATACCCATTATAAATTACCTTAATACCACCAAAACCACTCATTATGGTTTGTAAATGACCAACACAATTTAATTCACTAACCCATTGAGTAGCAATATTTGAAGGATAATCGGTAAGCCATACTTTAAAGGGTATTGGTTCAGAACCAATACCTCCAGGGAATTGACCCTCTATTGTCTTACTTATATCGGTTATCTTAAATTGTTTTACAAATTTAGCAACTTGAATACCGTTGATAAGGTAGTACTGATAACCCTTTACATTACTAATCTGAGCAGTACCAGTATTTTGACCAAGGTTTGGGAATGGTATATTCGGGGTTGGTTCAAAGCCATACTTAGTAGTTCTAGTACCTGGAGATTGAGTTATATTTAAAACTATCTCAGTGTTAGGTTCTTGCTGTGAGATAATCTTAACTATAGCAGTTCTTTCCAAGGGGTCATAGTTACTGGGGTTATGTTCTTGATTAGTAGATTTAGTTTTGATAGTAAGCTTACCTGCGGCATTAGCTTCTCCAATTTCTTGGGTTACCTCTAACCAATCTGAGGAGCTTTCAACTTTCCAATCTACAGCACGATATTCATCTTGAGGCTTATTATCGATAAACTTCTGTTGGTAACTGTATACACCTATTTCTAGGGTCTCACCCCTTTTAGTACCATCGAAAGTATGGGAAGTAGTTTCTGGAGTGATACTAAAATAAGTTCCCCAGGTCTCTACTATTTTAGGAGCGGCCTTTTGTACCAGAGTTACTTCCCTTTCTACACCCTGAACTATTACCTTGAGAACCTGCTCTTTTATATTATTCATGTCTTCGTTTACTGCCTTAGGCTTTACCCTAATAGTTGCAGTACCAGTTCCGGATAATGAAGATATTTCAAAGTCTGCTGCCATTTTTAACTTTCCTTATTTCTTTTCTAATTTCATTACGTATTTCCTTTTGTAAGGCAGCTTTTCCACCAGCAGCCTTAAATGCAGGATTCCAAAGAGGACGAGGTGGTAAATTACCATCTCTACTACCATACTCTAACATGATAGCTATCTGATTCAAAGTCTTTCTTGAAGTCTTACCCGTATAGGTAATCTTCTTGATTCCAATTGGCAATCCGACGAAAGTTCTTTTCTTACCTTTTACCAAAGTAACTGAACGAGCATATTGCCCCGTAAGATTTAACATGGTATGGTCCCCATATTTCTTTAGGGTACCAGGAGCATGTGGTGGCCATGATACTCCTGAACCTCTTGGGGGAACACCCGTATTCAAACTTCGTCTTACTATACGAAGAAGTTGATTGCCAAACTTTTCTGTACCTTTCGCATAACCCTTAGTTAAGATACTTGGAGTTTTGGCAATCAACCTTTCTGCACGAGCTTGTTCTCGTTTATCTACGTATATTTCTAGAGGGCCAACTGGAGTCGATAGTGTAATATTAACCGACTTACTTGGCATAATTCTTACTGTTGTTTAGGTTTATCTAATCCCAACTCCTGAGCAATCCTTTGTAAAAGAGTTTCTTGCGTGGTTATCCGTTGATTGATATATTGCCGAAATTCATCAAACTCCGGAGCAGGTCTACTTTGAGCAGATTGGGATTGATTAATTGAATTGAGAATATTATCACATTCAGAAACAACTGCCTCAAACTTTGGTCGATTGTTAAGTATATTTAAGGCATTTTGTTTTTGCATAGTAACCTCATTAATTATATTCACTATATCGGTAGTATAATATACCCCATTATAAATACCCTCATCAGATTGTGAAGGTAGGTATATTGTAAGCTGTGATACAGAATCTTGGATCACTAATTCGATACTGTTAACAAAGCCATCTTTAGTACCGGATGCCATGGGTTTACTCTCGCCTACCTTTACAATCTTTGCGGTATCGAAAATGGGATAACCAGACCTTCTGTCTTTCTCTAAGGTAAAGATTACTTCACCCTTTTGTAACTTTTGGAAAATCAATGTTCTTTCGTCCATAATCATTTTCTATTTATTAAATTTAAACCAAATGAAACTGCACCCGGATTCTTTTGCATGAAGTCTACCAGGTTTAAGAATTGATAGTATCCAAATTGATCGATGAGTACCTGAGCTTTGTTTGCTACTTCTTGTGCAATCTCTATATTGGGAGCCGGTAGAGCTAACTGTATCTTAAATTCGGTGAGTTGTTCTTTTTCCATAATTCCTTAGTTCAAGTGGTTAAAACGAAAAAAGGAGTACACCCCTGATAGATGTACTCCTTTCTAATCATCCTGGTATGACAATTGGTTATGCCGTTGTAGTACCTCCAGTAGTCTTCAGAGCTGCAACCACTTGGTTGATAATGTTCTGGTCTCTCTGGGCATCTACCACTCGGTTCAAACGGGCAATCTCCTGGTCCTTTGCAGTGTTCTCAATGAGACATTTGATTTCCTGTTGGCCATTCTTGAGGTCACAGCAGCAACGTTCCAGCTGAAGAGCCAAGTCTGATTTTACTTCTTTAATCAAACCTTTAGTTTCGCAGCAGCAATTCTGTTGTTCATGTTCCATCTGGCAAAGACGGTCCATAACACGATTGAAGCCTGCTCCCATTTGGTCACGAGAATCCCGGATATCGGAATTGGTTTTGTATCCCAAATCACAAAGTCCTCTTTCCGTTGTGAAACGATTGTTAATAATTTCTCTACCAACACCAGCAACATCTTTTGCAACTCCACTGATTTCTTGAGTTACTCCTCTGGCAGCATCAGAGATATCCTTGTAGATACCTGCTTTTGCTTCCTGAACAGTAGATTCTACTTTCTGGATGTCAGCCTTTGTGTCATTGATTTTATCCCATACGGAAACTGCAGCCGCACCAAAGCCACCACCTACCAATGCACCTCCAACAGCACCCCAACCGGAACCCCAGCCAGAATTACGATTACCACAGCAACAACCATCGTTACAGCCTCTGTCCGCGATTACAACGCCATCGCCGGCACCTTTTACTTCTACCCCCATAATTGTAGGGTTTTAAAGATTAATACTTAGGTTAATTATACATTAAATACAGAATGGTGTTGTATTTTTATTACCCCAAATTAAATACGTATTCATAAGTAATTGTTGCAGCATTCTGAGTGATATCAAGTGTAAGTTTTTTACCTGATTCACTTTGAGTAACTGTAACCGTAGCAGATCTTGATGATTCTTCGGTATTCTCTGAAGCTTTACTTGATACAGTCTTACCACTAACTGTAACAGAAGACCAAGAGGGAGTACCAGACAAACTTACACCTACATCATAAGTATCTGAAGTTTCGGAACCATTAATTACTTTTTTCTTATAGGATATAAAAGCCTTAGATAAAGTATCCCCTGAAGCAGCATGGTGAATGGATTCACTTGCACCAGCACCATTCCAATTAAAATAATAATTATAAGATACACTTGCAGCACCCTGAGTGATATCCACATAATCAGAAGCCCCTCCATAAGAAGCCGTAACTCTAATAGACCTACTACTTGTACTGGTATTCGCAGAAGCACTAAGAGTAGTACCTGATAAGCTAAATCCTGAGGTACCATTGGTACTTAAACTTGGGGTAGCACTATCAGAACCATCCCTTGTACTTAAACCAGAAGTATAATCGGCATATCTTGGTCTACTTGCACTGGGGTACAAAGTTACACTACCTCCAGTATTACCGATAGTATAAGAACTTGCAGTTAAGCTTACACTCCAAGGGCCATAAGTGTATCCAGTAATTTCATTTGCTGCCTGGTATACTGGTACACTTACAGATTTGGTTTTACCATTTAGTGATAAGGTACCAGTAAGGGCTCCTACTCGGGTTCTAGATTTAACTGTAATACCCAAAGAACCTGCACTAACTGCAGTACCATAACTAATGCTAGCCCCGCTTGTAATTGTGCCACCTCCAGTTGTAGAACCATTCCATCCCCAAGTCTGAGAATATGATGGCATACTTGAGAATGAACTTCTACTTCCTCCACTTGCAGGTATATCGGATACACTTCCTCCACTTGCTGTAATCTCACTGTAAGTCCTATAACCTGCCGACTGAGAACAAGATAGGGTTAACTTCTTCCCTGTTTCAGCTTGGGTTAAGGTTACCGTACCACTTCGTGTACTGGTAGAAGTATTATTACCCATAGTTACAGAAGTACCACTTCCAGATACACTACCAGAGTTGGCTCTAGTATAAGTTAAAGCAATTTGGTTACCATAATTATGCCCATTTCTCAATTCTTGCTTGTAAGAAGCAACGGTAAAGGTTTTAGTATCTCCTGTAGCCCCAAATAATATAGAGGTAGGTGATAAACTCCAAACATGACGCCAAGATTGAGATGCAGCTTCCTGATACCATTTGATAGTATAGGTTTTACCTGAACCTTGTTGTATGAGAGTACCGTCAGTTTTAGACCTGGCAGTTAACTCAAGATTCTCGGTAGCTCTCCAACCTGTACCGTCTGCCCAAGTTACCCAAGAAGGTCTGCCCGAATGACTATATGCAACACTCTCTACAGTACTAGTAGCTACACCATCCAAATATTTAGTTCTAGTAGAAGTAGCCCCAAACCAAGGCTTCTCATTAGTAGGTTCTCCGCCTAAAGCCGAGAAATTCAAAGTATCTGTCCAAAGAGTAAAAGTATATTTCCAAGTTACCTTATGAATATCCTCTAACTTTACTGTTTCGTTATTTCCATAGGAACCGGCATTGGATAGTTCCAACCCCACATAATTTTCCCCTGTTCCTGTAGGGGAGAGTGCTAACAATTCAGCCTTGGTAGGACAGTCATTTCCATCCTTACCAAGGCCTACTTTACTTTTGACAGCACTCCAGGTTGCTATCTCTCCCATAAGTTATTTGTTTTAAGTTCCTGAATCTCTGCCTTCAAAGCCTTGATTTCATTGTAGAGAAGTTTAACACCCTCGATTGCCAATGTTGACATCTTGTGATATTTAACTTGTTTTACGAGTACGTATTCTTCTCCGTTGATTTCCAAGGTTTCGAATTCCTCTGGATTAGGTACCGTAGATTTCTCTACTGGAACTTCTTCCACATATTTACCAAATCCTAAGCCTTCGAGGTTCTGAGCAATAGTTCCCTCGTCCTCTTTACCAAGCATTTCGAATGACTTGGTTGGTATCTGGCAAATCTGTTCCAGAGTATGATTCAAATCCTTAATGTTAGATTTGAGTCGAACATCTGAAGATTCTTTGAAGAAACCAGAAGGAGCCGTGGTCTTAGCAAATACTACCTGGTCAGTAGTTGCCAATCCCAATTGAGCTCTAGTTACTGTATGAGGATTATCCTTTCTACCTGCATGGTTATCGATAGAAGTTTGAGCAGCAGTACCTGCAGCCTTAGCATCGGCAATAGCAGCAGCCTGAGCAGTAGATACTGGCTTATTTGCATCCGAAGTATTGGAAGCATTACCCAAACCAACCTGGGATTTGGTAACTCCATGAGGATTAGATTTATTGGCAATATGGTTATTTACCTTAGTTTCCAATGCAGTTACATCTGAACCTGTATCGGAGATTTGATTATCAATATAGGTTTTTAATTCTGTACGAAGAGCATTGATAGCATTAGTTCTATCGGTAATCTCATTTGCCAGGCCTTGTACTGTATTATCAAGGTTAGTCTTATCGGATGCAGTCATTACACCAGCAGCAGTTTTGGTTGCTGCAGGGATATTAACACCTACATCAGTACCTTTAGCATATGAACCTTCTTCAGTATTCTTTACCCATCTAAAGTATTTTAGAATGAGATAACCCGCAGCTGGATTAATAGAGTTAATTACCGTCATTATTTCATTCGGTAAACTATTAATCAGCTTATCATGAGCATTATCTTTTGCAATACGGGCCTCTTGTTCAGCTTCAATAGCATCTGGTAAGGTTTGATTAAGCTTTATTACACTATCGGCATCCATCAGACCAGCTTCTCGAGTAGTGGCTGGGGTTAGAGGGATTACCATCCCATCGGGTTTATCAATGTAATGCCCTTGACCATCCGTAGCAGAATAGTTACATAAGATAGTAATATTACGCTTATTTCTGGTAGCTATTGAAACCTTACTAATTAAATTTTTAGGCATGCTAGATACCACATCCTCAAGATGCTTACCTCTACTACCTTCGAAAGCAGTACCTGCGATTTCCCCAATGATAAGAGACGAAGTATTACTGTCTACGAATTTAGTACCTGACCAACGGAATTGGTAGGAAGGTTCACCATCTGCAACGTTTATGTAGATTTTACCAGATTCTCCTATTACTGGTGTTTGATGACCTGCATCGGTATACAATTGAACATTGGTAAGGCCTCCAGTAGAATTTACTTTATAGGTAGCATATACCTCGATTACATCGTCTACATATGAAGGCAAATGGTTAGCAGGTACTAACCCCTTCCCATCCAATGGAGCAAAGCCATCAGCCTTACCCTTAGTTGCTACAAAGGCATCATGCTTAGCTTCTAGAGCGTTAATGTTATTCTGCAGTTTATTATCAAGGGCAGTGTCTGCCGCAGTTCTATCAGCAATCTCTTTATCAATCCTTGCACCCAATGCAGTATCAGCAGAAGTACGAGCAGTTGCTTCATCGTTTACAGCTTTAGTAAACTTGGTATCTAAAGCAGTATCTGCAGCTTTTCTATCAGCTACTTCTTGAGCAAGAGCGGCTTCTGATTTACCATCCAAAGCTTCGATAGCATCTTTACGGTCCTGAACCTCTTGAGCAATAGCATTGGGTAATGTCTCATCCAGATTAACTTTATCTTGGGCGGTCATTACACCAGCTTTCTCTGTAGTAGCTGCTGGGATATAAGTAGTCTTATAATCTTCAGGCTCATGAGTATAAATACCCTCTTCTTTTTTAGAAGAGAAATTATGAGTTAAAGTAACATGACTGCTTTGTTGACCTACCTCAACTGGTTTATCACCAGATAAGATAATAATATTATCAGGTATAGAATCAAACAGTTTCTTATCTGCCGCAGTTTGTACACCAGCTTTCTCTGCGGTAGAGGCAGGCAATGTAATAGGATTCTGCTCTACTGTACCATCTTCAACTACGGTCTTAGTAGCAGCTATACCTACTGTAGTTTCATTAGGTGTTACTGCACCAAGGGCAAAGTTAGCCGTAGAGATTCTATCTAACTCAACCTTATCCTTAGCAGTCATCGTACCAGCCTTAGTAGCCGATACCTGAGGCAAATCGAAAGTTTCGGTAGTATCAGCATTCAAACCGTTATCCTTAGTTACCGTTACCGTTACCTTATTAGCATCTGAAGCTGCAGAGATATCCGTCAGAGAATTGGGGTCTAACCCATCTAACTTAACCTTGTCTGCTGCAGACATAACTCCTGCAAGAGTTTGAGTTACCGGGAGTAAGTTCTTGGTAGCTTCTACTTCTTCACCATATTGGTTATTTGCATTATCCTTGGTTGAAGTCTTTACCTTGAAAGAAAGTTGGGTACCGGTTCTTGTTACAGCACTAACATCGGTAACCATGGTATCAGGCAAAGCATCAGAAGTACCTTCTTCAGCTACCAGTCTTTCTTCATGGTCATCGGTAATATTAGTGAATTTATTATCTAAGGCAGTATCAGCATCGGTATTACCTGCCTTTAGAGAATCAATACGAACTCCCA